CGCCATAAAATTTCGCCTGTTTTATGGACATATTTATAATCCTCTTAACTTTAGGTAATACTTTTTTCATTTTAAATTTGTTTTTTTAATTAAATATCATTATCTTTGTTTCAAAGTTAACTATAAAATCATGAAAAGTCAATACAAATTACAATTAGGTGATACAAAAATCGTTCTAAAAGAAATGATCGATAACGGTGAAAAGGTTGATATGATATTCACTTCTCCCCCTTATTTTTCAATGAGAAAGAATTATAGTGGAAATGATGATGGGGAAATCGGATCCATTCACGTTGACGATTACGCAGATTGGTTGTTAGAATTCACTGAATTGTTTTTACAGGTTCTTAAACCTGATGGTAGTTTTTTCTTAAATATTAACGATAAAATTGATAAGGGTGTTGTTCATCCTGTTTTAGATGAGTTAAGATATAAGATGAGGAAACAAGGTTGGTATATGGTTGCGAAACCATATATTTGGTTTAAAAAGAACGCAATACCCACAAACTGTAAATATAGGGCAATCGATAGATACGAATATGTTTTCCATTTTAGCAATTCAAACAAACCCAAATTTAGGGCTGACAATTGTAGGACAGAACATTCTGATGTCACTAAAAAAAGGTTTGAGAAACCTGTTACCACAATTAACTCTAGAGATGGTGTTTATGATTCACAAATGAAGGAGTTAAATGAAAAGGGATCGTTACCACATAATGTTGTTATCGCTGCGGCGGAATCTAATCCGGGTATTTTACACCCTGCACCGTTTACGGTTGAATTGGCAGAGTGGTTTGTTAAGATTGGTAGTGATGAGAATGATGTCGTTTTAGATCCATTCGCAGGTTCATCTACAACGGGAGTGGCATCACTAAAGAATAACAGAAAGTTCATTGGTATTGATTTGGTTGAGTTCAATATTAACTTCGGTAGAAAGAGAATGGATCATTACTTAGAAACTGGTGAGACATATATACCTAAAAAAGAATTAGAAGAAAAGGATATAGATGTCAATTATTACAAAATTAAAGGTAAACATATAAACAATCCATGACAAATTGTCACATTTTAGTCGTTGGTATAACGTTTGTCTTGAACGTTTGTAAACATAATAACAATGAAAAATAAAATTAATAATGAGTACAAATTTTTTTAAGTTAATCGAAGAGTTCGAAACGATGTTAGTTAAAAATTCTTCCCCCAATTATAATCTTAAAGGTAGATTAAATAGTGGTGGTAAAATATTAGGCTTTAGTACTAATATTCCCTCAACTAATATTTTTGAGGACGAATGGGGATATAGGTACGAAATCATTACACCTGGATTATCTAAAGGGAATCTTTCTATTGAAATTAATGGTGAAACATTATCATTTAAAGGTGAACATAAATTAGAAAAAACAGAAAACGGTGATTATATATCTAAAGAGTATCGCTATAATAATTTTCATAGAACTTTTGATATCCCTACAAATGTTGTCAGTGAAGAAATTTACGCAAAAACAGAAAACGGTATAACGACAATTTACTTACCAAAAGAAAAACTAAGTAAAACAAAGTCCTATAATAGAAAGGTAACTATAGATTAAGTACATATCTACTACATTTAAATGATTCATGACTTTACAAGTTGTGGATTTTTTTTATATTTATATTTGTTTAAATAATAAATTTTTTATATCTTTGTATTATGATACCAAGTGCACCAACATTTAGAAAAATAGTTTTATTACTTAAAGACGAAGAAGGTAAACCTACAGACAGAATAGTATATGAAGATTCTGCAATGGTAATAACAGGTAATTATGTTTTAATTACTGAAGAGACAAGAGTTTCCATAAGTGAACCTTCTGAAATTAAGGGAGATGTTTATGAACTTAAAAATATACATTCATATAAACTTTTAAAAGATTAATTATGGTTTTATTAAAACATGAAGAAAACGGTTCGATAGAGTGTCTTTATGACTCTTCTAATATTTTAGGGTCTAAGTATGTCGTTAATGAAAAAAAATTGGCACTTATTTTTAACTCTGGTAGACAGTATATCTATGAGGGAGTTACCTTTACTGATTATAGTAAGTTTGAGGGGGGTAAAAGTCAGGGTAAGGTATTACACACAGTTATTAAAAAATATTCGTATTCACAATCAAGTGATATAGTAGACGTACAACCAATAGTGGAACAAATAAATGAAATAAAAAAGACGTTATGATTAAGAGTTATCAGATAAAAAAGATTATGAATAAAGGTGGTAAACCACAACACGTTATTTTACTGGATTCGAATGGTGAGGTTTATGAGACATCGTGTTTTGGTGTGGTAACGAAATTATGTGAACTATTAAATACCAACACAGATAGGGGTTGGAGATATGAAATTATTACTATAGGTAGTAAATAGAAACGGGCGTTTCATAAATAACAAATAACAAATAAAAATTAAAAACAAATAGTTATGGAAAAATTATCATTCGCTTTGGGTGTTGCTTCTGTATTGGTTGTGCTTATGGGTATAGTCATTACTTGGGTTACACTTAAGGTTATAAAGTTAATTAAAATTAACAAAAACTTAGAAAGTTACATATCTGAAACAGATAGAAGTATACATAATAGAATAGACAGAACAGAACACAATTATTCTGGTGAAATAAAAGAAATATATGACACATTCCACAGACGGATTGATGACTCATATAGAAATATTGACCAAACGGTTGAACGATCCCATTCACATACGGTTGAGTTACATAATGAGGCTATAAGATATATAGACTCTAGAATAGACAAGTTACTCAATAATCCTAAATTTTGTTTAAACAAAGAAAAGGAATTATTGACGGATTAAAATAAGAATACGCCCGTTTCTTATTTTTAAGATATTTATCCATATATTAATATATTTATTAAAAAAAGATTTATGGATATTATAAAAATTACTGAACAAGATATCAATGATATCATCCAAAAAGAAAACATTGACTTCTCTTCATTTGAAGTGAGATCCACACTTAACCCAAAAATATTCGATAAAGAACAACATATGTATGAGGATATTAGAAGGAGACTTCTTATGATTGCAGATGATTTCTTTGAAACATTAAATGTAAGTTGGGTAGACATAAATGACATTATTTTAACTGGTAGTTTGGCGAACTTTAATTGGTCAAAATTTTCAGATGTAGACTTACATATATTAGTAGATTTTGGTGAAGTTGACGAAAACGAAGAGTTAGTTAAAGAATATTTCAACTCCAAAAAGAATTTATGGAATGAAAAACACGACATAACTATTAAAGGTTATGATGTGGAATTATATATGCAAGATACTGAAGAACCACACGTTTCTAGTGGTGTATATTCTATTCTATGGGATGGATGGGTAGTACAACCTGACTCAACTAAAAAAGAAATAGACGCAAAAAAAGTAGAACAAAAAGTTAATAATATTATAGACACAATACATGATGTCTATTATATGTATAAAAATGAGGAATACGATAAAACTATCAGAATGATTAAAAACCTAAAAGAAAAAATCAAAAAAATGAGACAAACTGGTTTAGATCGTGAAGGTGAGTATTCGTTTGAGAATATCGCATTTAAAGTATTAAGGAGAACCATGTATTTAGATAAATTAAGTGAAATTGAGAATAGTTCATATGATAAATCTTTAACATTAGATGAGTCTATGTTAAGAATTAAAACATTATAAAAATTAATTTGCGTTTTTTTATGAAAAATGCAATATTTATTTAATAAAAGATAATTATGGGAACATATTTAACGGGAACTTATTCCGTATTACATACATCAGGTACTACAGACTTCACTAATTTTGTATATAGTGCAGTTTATTTCAACTCTGGATCAACATACACTATTAATGGTACTAATGTTATTGGGGTCGCAGGTAAAACATTAGACATTATAGTACAAGTGGATGGCACAACACTAAGTACAGGATACCTATTATTAGGTAATTCAATTCCACCACAAACAAAAATTAATACAGGTTTAATTACTGCAACTGGTGGTACAGAACAATATCAATTTGTAAACATTAAAACCGGTTTACCAACTAACGGATAAAATGAAATAAAAACATAAAAATGAGAAAAAACGTAAATCCAAAAACATTAAAAGGTCAAGACAAACTTAATAGGATGTTAGATCTTATGGGGAAAATGAATACTTTAAATGAAAGTAAATCATATTCTGAATTAGAATTAATCAAAAAAGGACCTAATGACGTTGTTTATGGTATCATTAGAGAAAATCACGATTACTTTATTAAAACTTCAAATAAAACTTCAGGACGATTCTTATCAGAAGACTTTAGTTATGTCGGAGGACTACAAAACAAATATGATGAAAGATATAAGTCATATGCGGAAGCAATCAAACACTTAAATATGAAGTTTGATATGTTGAATGAGTCTTATGGTATCGAAAACAATACTAATATTTTTGAGTCTGACGGTGTTGCCTTTGGTGGTGGGGTAGGTTTTGGATTTGTTATGGAAGAAGATGAAGAAGATCAAACTGAAGGAGAAAAAGAAATTATATCTGACGCAGATTTAGAAGAACAAAAGAAAGTTCTTAAGGTTAATACCCCTAAAGTAGAAGCACCTGTGGAAGATGAGGTAGAAGATGAGACTGAAGTTAATGTTGATATGGGAGGAGACATCGCAGATGTTGATTTCGGTGAAGAAGAAACTGAAGAGGATATGGGTGATGAAGAAGGTGATGATAACACTAAAAAGATACAAAAATATACCGGTAAAATCGGACAGTTGTTAAGAGATATGGATGTAGCGGATTCTGACTTAGAAAAATATGTAATTAATTCAATTATCTCAGCGATGCATTTAGATGAAATGGATGAAGGAGATAAAGAAGATATTATTGCAAAATTAGAAGGTGGAGAAGACGAAGAAGTTTCAGACGAGTTCGATAAGGGAGGTGATGAAGAAGTAGATGAGTTCGATATGGGTTCCACTGAAAAAACACCGGAAGAAAGTGGTGATGAACTATCTGAAGGTGAGGACAAAGAAGATGGTGATGATAAAAAAGAAGTTCTTAACATCACAGAAAAACAAATGGATATGTTACACAAAAAAGGTATCTGTGAATGTGATGATAAGTGTTTAGTATATAGAGAATCAGGTGTTGAAGATTCAATATTGTTAGATAAAATTGCCGAAACTGATAAAGAATGTATATTCATTTCTAAAAAACAAATGGATATGTTACACGAAAAAGGTATCTGCAAATGTGGTGATGTTACACTAAAATATAAAGAAGGTAAAAAAGAAAAAAACGAAGGTAGAGTTTTTTCTAAAAAACAATTAATGGAATCTTTCTTAAGAAGAGAAACTAAAAAAACACTTAGAAACGTTATTAAAGAAAGAAGAGAACTTTGTGAACAATGTGGTAGTAGAATGAACGAAGGTATGTGTATGAAATGTGAACTTAGCGAAAGTGAAATGGTATACGAAAAACTTGCCGGTAAACAAAGAAATTTAGATAAAAACAATAATGGTAGAATCGATGCGGAAGACTTCAAAATGTTACGTAAAGGAAGAAAAGATAGTAGACGTAATATAGATGAAGAAGATATGTCTGTAATGGACGCAATTGCAACTGGTCAAGGTTACTTATCCACCACAGGTGATTTAGACAGAGACTTCGATGGTATCCCTAATCGTTTAGATATGGATAACAACGATGATGGTAAATTAGATTTTGAGATGGGTAAAGGTGATGACTTCATTGACTTAGATATCAATTTCTTAAGAAATAATAATCCAGGAACTAAAGAAAGGGAAAGAACTATAACTAGACCAACAACTACCCCAGGAAAAGGTGATAAGTGGAGAACTACTAAGCGACCTAAAGTTGATCCTAGACCTAAAGCACAAATGGATAACGATGAAGACTTCATTGACTTAGATATCGATTTCTTAAGAAATGATAGTCCGGGAACTAAAGAAAAGGAAAGAACTATAACTACACCAACAACTAGACCAGGAAAAGGTGATAAGTGGAGAACTATTAAACGTCCTAAAGTTGATCCTAGACCTAAGGCAGAAAACCCAAATATGGATAAACCAAAACCTTCTTACAGAAGAAGAGGTATGTTTAGATAATGAAACTAGTATATATAAATAAAATAGGTCAAAACTGGAAGGGGAATTACATTTATGAATTCCTCTTTTCAGATATTTTAGATGATATAGATGGTGAAGGATGGGACTCGTACCCATCATCTGGTAATCCAGAACCACCAGAAGGGAAATTAATAAAAAAGTCAGGTGTATTAAATACTGATTTAAAATTAGATTTAGTACAAGAGTCTGACTCATTTGCAATGTGGGACGCAGTTGATGGAATTGTTGCAATGGCTTGGGAAAATATGGAAGGATATGATGATTATCCCGAAAAAAGACTATATTTCTCTTTTGGTGAAGAAATTTCTTCGGTAGAAGATAAACTATATGAAAAAGATATGGTAATAATATATGAAAAGGAAACTATAAATACGTAAGTTATGGGAAAAAAAATTAGAATATATGAATCAGAGATTAGGAGAGCAACTAGACGTAAATTAATGGAACGTTATGTTGACGAGGACTATGAGATGAGAGATACTTATAGTAAAAAAGATTTTAAGCCAACACCAAAAGAAAGAGGTGTTGAGGATGTGTTTGGTAAGTATGGTGACGATATGGATCCTGCGGTTGTTAGATATATGAGAAAAAATCCCGATCACATTCTAAGAAGAATGGCGAAATTATACCCAGACATCTATATGAGACACATTCCATTACAATCTAACACAGAACTAGAAATGGGGGATGAAATGATAGGTGAGGAAACTCAAATGACTGTCTATGATGACCCAACAAAATTGGCATCTGATTTATCAAATGATAAAATTAAAAGGGATGATACTGTAGGTCTAAAAGACGCACAAGGTAACATAAGAACCGCAACATTTGGTGAATCAAAAAAAGACTTAATTAAAAAATTCATAAAAAGAAAGTAAGTTATGACAAAAGGGGAAATCATAAAAAAACTAATTTCAGAAAAATTTGCGTCAAAAGCACAACAAAGGTTCTTTTATGCTATGGCGGACAAAGATACTAAAAAAGGTAGAAAGTTTAAGAAGTGGGCAAAAGAATTTTCTGATGATACTGATTTTGAGGATATACCTGAAAAAGTTTCTGAGGATAAAAAAGAAACTAAAAACCCAAAAATGAAAAAAAGGGATTTAGTAGAATACATTAATTCTAAAGTTAAGATTAATGAATCTCCATATAATGAAAGTGGTGATCGTTTTTTCGTAATTAGGGAAATACCTTCATCTGATAGAACTAAAGTATTTAAATTTTTAGAGCACCTTAGAGAAAGTGGACTTATTAATATGTATGGTGCATCCCCATTATTAAATTGGGATAAAGATGATTTACATAGATGGTTATATGGAATGGGTAAGGATCCTGAAAGTTTAGAAGAAGAGATAGAAAATTTAGATTATTATGATGAAGATGAAGATGAGTATGATTCTACTGGTGATAAAAACATGTTAGAAAAACAATTAACACACATAAATTATCTTTTAGATAATAAACAAGAAATAAGAGATATTTTAATTAGGGCAGCTTTGGCTAGAATAGAAAATAGTGGAGGTAGTACCGACTTAATAAATGTACAGAGAGTATTTGGGAGAATGGCATCAGATTCTTTTAAAATGTGGACTAGTATTATGTATCCGATTTAAAAATAAAAAAATATGAAAAGAAAAAATATCATTAACGAAGTAACTAATAGAGTTATAAAAGAAAAATATAGACTTAACAAAATCGTTGAGGCAATTGAATATGATCCAGAACAACCAGAAAGGATGAATCCCGGATTAGAAAAAAGACTTAGAAGTGGTGAACATATCTTTGGTAAGAGTAAATCAATACCTGTTGGTTCGGAAGCACAAAATTATTCTGAAAAACTGGCAAGTAAAAGATTTAAAGAAATTATTAATAAAGTAAAGAGATATCATGGAGTCCAAAACATCAACCCTATGATGATGCAACAGATGTTTCAGATTATGGGCGAAGTTAGTCAAATTGAGTCCAGACATAAAGAAGCTTTAGAACAATTGGCAATTGATATAGTTTCCGAAGAATTTGACATTCCGGATCAAATGTTAGAGGCAACATTATCACCTCCCGGTACTGATTTAGGGTTTAATGATCAAGATGAAGAGGAAGAAGATGAACAAGACTATGGTTCAGAGTTTGAGACACCAAAAGCCCCAAAAAGTGCGGAGAGAATGGAAGAGTTAGAAATGGAGGTAGATAAAAGAAGAGTCATAAACGCTTTGATGCAAGGGGCATCTAAAAAAGGACACTATATTTTCCATATGGTTGCTGACGAATTAGATACTATTGACCCTAGACTTATGGGGTTATATGGTAAGCTAATGTCTTTAGCAGATTTCCAATATTGGGTGATTCCCGATACTACTATGACAGGACAAGCTGGAGGTGTAGAGAAGATTGAATGGAGAAAGGCTAAATCGCCTGAAGATTCTGACGAGGAAGAAGAAATGGATAAAGTTAATGTTGAGGAAGGAGACGAGATACCTGTAGTAGTAGCAAAGGCTTGGATATTCCCGCTTTTAGTACATGAACTTATTAAAGGTACATTAGAATTATCCGCAATCAATTGGGCGGACGGTCACTTAGATTTTGAAGAACAATCAGAAGTAATTAAAAAGGCAGATACACCAGAAGGTGAAATATGGGGGATGAGATTAGGTCCTGGTATGTGGGAGAAGTTCTTAGATTGTGTAGGATCTGAAAATTACGATATGAAACAATGGTTATTTCAAGAATTAACTAAATTGCCGGCAAAACAATTTCATGAATTTATGAAAGAAATTTTAAGTGGTAGCCAAAAGTGTAAAGAAGTAATCCAAACATTAAAAGACTTACACGCAGAAGATCCTTCAGATAGTTTAGAAGACATATTCGATGAAACAGGTTATGATGATATGGACGATATTATAGATAACTTAGATAATGAAACCGAAGAAGAACCAACTACTGATGAACCAAAAGAATTAGATTATTCCGAAATGTCACCTAATGAAATACAAGGGTTGATAGATGATGCATTAGATAACGGTGACTTCGATACGGTTGCGAAACTACATAAATATTTATAATAATTATTAAAACATTATATTTATTAATAAAAAGACAATGGTAGGTACTTTAAACCCCAATTTTAAAAAATTAATACTAAAATATATTAGTTACCAGAAGCATAACTATGGTGACGATTACACGTTGTATATTGACGATATGATAAAATACTTTGACGATATAGATAAAGTAGATATATTTTCAGGTGTTTTTAATTATATTATTGAGGAAGAAGATGAGGACCCATTAGACTATATAGACTTAAATGAATTAAATGATCGGTTTTATTCTGATACTATAATAAAAATATTGAGGGATTCAGGTTGGTTTGAAAAATATTTTAATTTAGATAGGTACAAAGATTACGTAACTAAAGAAGGTAGAGCAATACCAATATTCAATGATATTAAATGGGGTGGAGATACCCCCTATTTAATTATCGATGGGTGGCATGAATTATCAACATTATACCACTCTAATGATAGAAGTGTTGCCGAACTTGTATTAGGTGAAGATTCGTCAGAACTTTTTAGTGTTGATAGTGTTGACTTTATGGGTGAAGTGTGGAATGAATTAAATGAAAAATCATTAAAACACATAATAGATTATATTAAGGATAATGGTTTTATTGGCGGAGAATTAGAGTATGATGAAGATCCAGATGGTGGCGGATTGAGTGAGGATATGTTGGCCGACAGTGATTTATTAGGTGAATTAATAAATGATGAAGATATGTTTGATGACTTAAAGAGGGAATTGGAAAATTTTTATAGGTGGTCATACAACTCCGCAGCGGAATCCGAAGTGTTTAAGTCTATAAGTAGTGATATAGTAGATCTTTTGGGTTCTGAAGGTGAGTGGGATGTAATCAAATCAAAAAAAGAAGGTGGTTCAAATAAACATATTTTAAAGTTCGACATTAGTAAAATATTTATGGATATATTAGAAAGATTCGTGGAGTGTGAAGGTAAATTACCTGAAGATGAATATTCGGATTTTTTACAGGTCTTAAGTGCAACATTAGAATGTGAAGGAGAAATGTTAGAAACACCCGATATGGGATATTTTTATCCTGATAGTAGTACGATATCTGAACATTTAAATGAAAATTTATTAGGAAACTTATAATGAAGATTAAACTAACGGAAAGACAATATTTAAAAGTTATTACTGAAAATCAAAACCCTAACATTGATAGGTTATTACAAAAGTTTTTTGACGATACTAGATCCTTAGATGAAGACGAAAAACTATATTATTTTTTCGATATATATGAATTTAATGAAAAAATGATGGGAGTTAGTGATAGATTGTATGATTGGTTTAAATATAGTCTTTTAAGTGACATTAAAATGATTAATCGTAGAACTCTTAGTAAATACCAAAATAAAATTAATAATCTTTTAGAATTGTTAACTACAAAAGAAACTAAAAAAATAATAGATTCTAATAAAAACGTTTTAGAAAAAATTAAAGAATTAATTAAATTAGAAAGTGTTATACCAAAATATTTTAAAAGTGAAATCTTAAAAGAGTTAATTGATGGATTATTGTTTGATTCCATACAATATCTGTTTAACAATTATGAACCTAAAGAAGCGATTAGACAATCATCCATTCTATCTGATCATTTAGGTATAAATAGAATGGAAAATATAGAACCATTAGTTAAAGATTTCGCAGAAAAAAATGGGTTAACTATCATACCTAAACATAAAGGGTTCACTCTCCAAAAAGATGAAGGTAGTATGGTTAGGGATTTAATTAATTATATGAAAGATATACCAGAAATACCTAAGAAAACAAAAAGAGGGTTTTTAGACTTTATTGGTAGTCATTATACGGGTGGGCAATATTCTACCTTTTGGAGTGCGGTTAATAAGGCGGGTATTATACAAAAAGTAGGTGGTGGTAATAACGTCACATACGAATTAGGTCCTAACTACAAAGCGTATGAAGAAGGTAATGTAGTTGCATTTTAATCATTTATAGATATTTATATAGAAAAAAATAATGGATAGAGCAGAACAACTTAAAATATTTGCTCGATGTTTAGGTGATCCAACATACGCAATAGAAACGTTTTTAAAGACATTTGATTTAACTCAGAAAGGTATGGTACCTTTTAAGTTGTATTACAAACAAAAAGAAATCATTAAGTCATACGAAAAAAACAATCGTAATCTGGTAACTAAACCTCGGCAGGCAGGTGTGTCTACAACTACTGCCGCATATATTGCAGTTAAAACTGCCTTTGGTGATCCAGATAACCCACATAAAGTACTTATACTCGCCAATAAACAAACATTGGCGCAAGAATTTTTAAAAAAAGTAAAAGACTTTTTAGAACAAATACCTTATTGGGTTTGGGGGTTAGATGAGTCAACAGATTATTTAGAGATAAATTCAAAAGGACATCTTAAATTAAAATCAAACGGTTGTGAAATTAGAGCCCTCGCAACGTCTAAAGATGCATTAAGGGGTTTTACTCCAACATTCTTAGTAATGGACGAGGCGGCATTCATCGACAATGGGGCAGATGTATTTGGTGCCGCATTGGCGTCATTAGGTACTGGTGGTAAAATCGCACTTATATCTTGTGTAACGGATGATACATTTATTTTCACTGATAAAGGATTAAGACAAGTTTCTGATTTTATAGATTATGGACAACCTGATAACCCTAATGAGGGTTATTATGTGGATGAATACTCAATTTTAGGGAAAGATAAAACTAGGCAATCGAATATTTTAGTAAATAATGGTTTACAAGATACTATTAAAATTACCACAACAAATAGTTTTTTAGAAGGTACATTAACACATAAACTTTGGGTTTATCAGAGTGAAACTAAAATTTATAGTTGGTTACCTATGGGTGAAATAAAAGAAGGTGATTATGTTAATATTCAGTATGGTTATAATTTATTTGGGGATGATGATAAAATAGAACATAATTACATCTTTAATAATAAAGAAAAAAAACCAAAAAAGATTTATAAAGAGATTGATAATGATTTAAGTTATTTAATAGGGTTATACCTTTCAGAAGGTTCTAGTTATAAAAAATATAATAAAAAAGGTGAATTAGTTGGTGTAAGTATAACATTAACTTGTGGTGATTTTATTGGGGACTCCATTAATAACGCAGGTTTTAATTATAGTTGTCATGATGGATTACACTATACAATTTCATCTAAATATTTAGGTTCTTTACTGGAAAATTTAGGCATCGATTTAAGTCTTACCGCAACTAAAAAATTTATACCTAAAAAATTATTATCATTGTCTAAAGAAAAGACTATTCATCTTTTAAAAGGTTTTATGGATGGAGATGGTTATTCAGATAGTGTTAGGGGTAGAATAGGTATTAATATTTCTTCTAAGAAGATGTGTTTACAAATAAGATATATGTTATCTAATTTAGGTATTTTAACAGATTATCAAGAAGGTATTAATAAAGGTTCTAAATTGATACCTACAAAAAGTAACTATTATAGATTATCTGCAACATCTATTGACGCCTTAAAATACTTTGAACTAATAGGGTTTAATTTTGAAAGAAAAGAAAAGAAAAAAGATTCGATTAAAAAAGTTAATTTAAATAATAGATATAGAATCATACCAAACGGTAAAATCATATTGAGACGAATTATTGACGATAATAATTTAGTAAGACGTTTTAGGGGTAGTAATTTAAAATTAACTAGTATTAGATTAAGTGATAAAAATAAAACCTCAAATCTATCAGTTAACATTTTTAAAAGTTTTATAGATTATATTGAAAACAATTTAGGTATTGATATCACAAAATATAATATTGATAAAATCTTAATGGAAAAAAGTAAATGGGTTAGAGTAAGTAAAATAGAAAAAAGTAAAAATAAAACTTATGATTTTTCATTACCTGAAACAGATGATTTTTGGTGTCATTCAGTTTTATATAACAATATATTAGGACACCAAACCCCTAATGGGATGGACGAATTATATTATAAAACATATGATAAATCCAAAACAGGCGATAATAACTTCAATATTGTGGAAATGAAATGGTATCAGGACATTAGATATAATAGAGGGTTGTATTGGGTTAGAGGTGATGAAAAAGAAGAAGAGATTAAATGTGAATCATTAGGTAGAACCAAACTTAGGTGGGAATATAAGGGTGTTATATATGAGACAGATGAATCTACAATAGACTATTATGAAGTAATGGTTAAAGACGGGTGGAAACCATTGTCGCCATGGTATGATGAAATGTCGGCAGATATGGGTGACCCTAAGAAAATCGCACAGGAACTTGACGTTTCATTTATTGGGTCAGGTGGTAATGTTATTGAAGATGAATATATAGTCTACCACGAAGAGAATTTCGTCTTCGATCCAAATTTTTCTGCGGAGGCAGAAAAGAGTATGTGGATATGGAAAAAACCTGAAGTCGGGCACAAATACATAATGGGTGTGGACGTTAGTAGAGGGGACGGTAAAGATAGTTCTACTATTGTTATATTAGACTTCGAAAACTTAGAACAAGTTGCAGAATTTAAACATAAGTTACCACCCGATATGTTGGCGGAAATTGTTTATAAGTATGGTAATATGTATAACGCGTATACTATTGTGGATATTACTGGAGGTATGGGTGTGGCAACAGTATTAAAACTTCTGGAGATGGAATATGAATATCTACATTATGATGACCCTAAAAGTAGAAAATTATCTGAAAAGTATTCGAAGACTGTATACAAACAAGGTGATAAAGTACCGGGATTTAATGTTGGTAATACTCGTCTACAAATGGTTTCTGAATTAGAAGAACATATTAGAGAAAATAAAACTATAATACGTTCACGGAGATTAATATCAGAACTTAGAACATTTGTTTATAAAAATGGTAGACCGGATCATATGGAAGGTTTTAATGATGATATTATTATGGCATATGCAATGGCAATATTCATTGTACAAACATCTTTTAAAAAATTAGAACAAGTGGAAAAACAAACTAAGGCAATGTTAGAGAGTTGGGTAAATGTGTCAAACATCCAAAGTAAACCAATGATTAATGGACAACAACACATTAATCCCTTCTATACTAACACACCAACGTATAATCCAGTCCACCCCAATAATGGTAATAATGATAATGGTGAATACAACTGGTTATTCGGAATTAAATAGAATGTAAACATTTAGAATTTTGATATATTTATTATAATAGTAATAAAGTATATTTAAGTAAAAATGGCAAAAAAAACAATATTCCAACAATTAAACGATTTATTTGGCCCAGAGGTTGTGAAACCGCAAAATAAATCAAGGTATTCAATTAACGATAAAGAACTTCTTAAAACTAAATCTAAAGAAGAATATGATTTTGAAAAGTTAAAAAGACAACAAGATTCGTATCTTTCTAATATGTGGCAAAAAGTGGATAATGAAATCTACCAACATTCCATATATTATGAAACAACTAGGTTAGCATCTTATGCGGATTTTGAGGGTATGGAGTTTTTTCCCGAAATCGCCGCCGCATTAGATATAATGATGGAAGAATCTACCACATTAAATTCGGATAACAAAGTTATTAACATATTTTCTGAAAGTAGGAGAGTTAGAAGAATATTAGAAGACTTATTTTTTAATAGATTAGATATACATACATCATTACCTATGTGGACGAGAAATGTTTGTAAATATGGTGATGATTTTTTATTCCTCAATATAGATAGTGAAGAAGGGATTACAGGTGTTAAACAATTACCAAATATTGAGATTAGTAGAAAGGAAAATGAAGGTTTCGGTGAAAATCCTGCGAATGCCGAAACTGATAAAATTAACCCAATTAAATTTATATGGGGTCAAAGAAATATTGAGTTTAATGCGTGGCAAATCGCACACTTTAGGTTGTTGGGCGATGATAGGAGACTACCTTACGGAACTTCAATGTTGGAAAAAGCGAGAAGGATATGGAAACAATTGTTACTTTCTGAAGATGCGATGTTGATATACAGAGTAACTAGGGCACCTGAAAGAAGAATCTTTAAAATATTTGTCGGTAACATTGATGAGAAAGATGTACCCGCATATGTTAACAATATTGCGAATAATTTTAAAAGAAGTCCTGTTATTGATCAAAACACGGGGCAGGTAGACACTAGATATAATCAAATGGCTCAGGACCAAGACTATTTTATCCCAGTAAGAGACACAAACGCACCTTCACCAATAGAGACTCTACCAGGAGCATCTAACCTATCTGAGATTGCAGACATTCAATACCTTCAGAAAAAATTGTTTACTGCACTTAGAGTACCTAAACCATTCTTAGGATTTGAGGAGGTTAATGGTGAAGGTAAAAACTTAGCGTTACAAGATATTAGATTTGCTAGAACAATCAATAGAATTCAACAAGCAATGATACAAGAATTAAATAAGATTGCTATCATTCATTTATATATTTTAGGGTTAGAAGATGAGTTAGAAAACTTTACACTAACATTGAATAACCCGTCTACTCAGGCAGAGATGTTAAAGGTAGAACAAACTCAATTAAAGGTAACCCTATATAAAGATGTAGTATCAGATGCGGGTAATGGATTCGGAACAATGTCAATGACTAGGGCGAAAAAAGAAATTTTAGGAATGTCTGAAGAAGAAATAAGAAATGATTTAGAACAACAAAGATTAGAAAAAGCTGCCGCAGCAGAAATGGAACAAACCGCAACTATCATTAAGAAGACAGGTATCTTTGATAGGGTAGATAAACTTTATGGTGATTTTTCTACATTAACCGGTGGTGTACCCGCAGAGGGTGGTGGTGAAGAAGGTGAAGGCACAGGTGGTGATGACTTAGGTGGGTTCGGAACAGACACTGGAGGTGACTTAGGTGGAATCGGAACAGACACTGGTGGTGCAGAACCCGCACCAACCGAAGAGTCAATAAAGAAAAAAGACAATCTTTTATTAGAGCAAGGAAGAAGAAGATACGAAGAGAAAGTTAATAAATATCAAAGAATTTATTTAAATAGACTTATGGAAAGTTTAGATAAGGATGAAAGGGTTTTTAACTTAGATGAGGTAGAAAAGGATACTGAAATACTAAACTCTAAAATTAGTGATATGGCAAAAGAAATCGATAATTTAATTAAATAGAACTTTTTTATAAATTCAGAATATTTATTTATAAAAAAGAACATGGAGAATTTTGGTAATATTAAAGATACCTTTAAAAATTTAGTAGTAGAGTCTATAATTAAAAAAAACGAAAAGAGTAAAAAACTATTTTCTAAATTTTTAAAAACAATTAAAGAAAATAAAACATTAAAGAATCAATATCTAATTTATAGTAATTTACAAAATAGTAGGTTCGATGATGGTGTTGAGGCGAAAGAATTCGTTAAGGAGAATATTGAACTACTTAAAGGTTTAAACGAAGGACATATCGTAAAAGGTAATGAGTTTTTCGTTAAATTACTTAAAGGTAATAAAATCATAAAAGAAAATCAAGAATTCTATAATAAAATATCTTATTTAGTTAACACCGAAAAAACACCTTCGAATATTAAAAAAATTAATGAGACAATTAATTATATAGTTAAAAATATGTTAGAAAAAGAGGAAGTAAAAGAGGTTGTTACGGAAAGTGTATATTTACCACCTAGTGTGTTAACAAAATTGGCAGTAAATAAGTTTAATTCTAGATATTCTAACATTAGTGAGTCAGAAAAAGAAATCATTAAAACAGTACTTAATGGTACAAGTGAAGATAAAGAAAATATTTTCAATAAATTAAAAAGAGAGTGTATTGATGGTATCGATACTAAATTAAATGAGTCTTCTGATTTAGATCTTAAAGATAAACTATTAAAAGTTAAGGATAAACTACTGAACAATAGTTTCAACATAGATTCTTTTACTACTGATATTACAAGATTACACGATTTAAAAGAATCAATATAACTAATAAAAAAATAAGAAAAATGAAAAAAAGAGTAATAAGACTTAGTGAATCTGATTTACAAAGAATTGTAAAAAGAGTGATTAAAGAAAATATGATTAATGAATTAGGTGGGATGGACGATGGACACCCTAGATTCGGTGATGTTAAATTTTCTGATTTATCGAGAGACGAAATATTAAGAATGGGTGGTAGTGAATACTCAGAAGATTCTGACGATGATTTAACTGATGACAATGAATATTATGACTTTGATGGTGATATTGATGACTTAAAGGGTGGTCGTAGAGGGAAATTGCCAATTATGAGGTCAATGCCTTCACGACATAATACCGGAGATAGACCGTTCAGAAGAGGAAATAGAAAAATGTAAAAAAACGGATTAGGGCCGTTATTGTCTACGGACAAATATTACCCACTAGAGTTCGCTACTATAGTGGGTTTTATTTGCGATTAAATTTGACATTTCACGAATATTTTTGTATTATTATTAACAAACTTTTAAATAACAATACATGAAAAAAATTATGAATGAAATTAGGAAAAGAAATCAAATTAGATTTATTAGAAAACTATAAAACTAAGATTGGTACTGTTAACAACAAAGAATCAAAAAGTATCTATATTAATCTATCTGCGTGGGGCGAATTAGATGAATTAGACGAAAATCTAAATTACGAATATTTTTTAAGTAATTTAAGAAAAAAAATAAAACAAAAATTAAACAACTATCTAGATCAAGATTTATACTACAATAACAAATACATTGTAGATTTAGATATGAGAACTTCAGGACTATCAGTAGAAAAAAAAAGTTTTATGTCTTGTGAAATAACACTCTTCCAAAAAAGACATTATCCGTTAAACAACCCAAAAATTATAGATAGTACTAAAAGTATTATTTATAATGTCGTAAAAAATTGTATAGAAACCAATAACGTTTTTACTTTCCATAAGAGAAAAAAATAATTTTTTTAACATAGTGATATATTTATTATTAAAGTATATCACTATTATGGAAATATTAAAAAATAACGATAGCAATAAGAGGGGTGTCCTTATTGAGTATGATTCGGGATACATTTCACCAAAAGATAACCAGAACTTTATTAGTGAAATGACTAAACTATCAAAAGGGGAACCTATCATAGAGGAACCTTTGATAGTTTATGCGGTTATGCAAAAATATGGGGTAGAAAACAGAAATGGAAGAGTATACCCTGAAGCTATACTTAGACGAGAAGCGGAAAACTACCTTAAACTTATTAAAGAAAAAAGAGCGTTAGGGGAATGCGTACCTGAAGGTACTGAGATTTACACCACTGATGGGTGGTTTAAAATTGAGGATGTTAAAGTTGGTGATAAAATTTTAACAATGAATATTGATACCAACTTCATTGAGGAACAAAATGTTACGGATACTATCAAAAAACAATATGACGATGACTTAATCCATATCTATAACAATAGTAGTTTAGACATGAAAATCACTAAAAAACATAAAGTAGTATTATGGGATAGAAATGATAAATCTTATATCTTAACTGGTGAAGAATTATATGATAAAATAAAAAATAAAGATTCTAAAGTATCTCATTCTTATATTAAACATTCCGCAGAATGGGTAGGTGATTCACCTAAAACTTATACATTAAAAAATAGTGATATTACTATAGATATAGAAGATTGGGTTTCTTTTTTAGGTATTTTTATTGCCGATGGACATTGTAGTGGAACTAAAGGTGGCAATAAGAAAAATTTAGTATGTATTACACAAGTGAAGGAAGAGTCCTCAAAAATGATTGAGTCTTTACTTGAACGGTTACCTTTTAAATATAGTGTATCAGATAACAGACAATATAACATATATAGTAAAGAATTATATGATGAATTGTTCAGTTTAGGGAATTCATATCAAAAACATATACCTAATTATATTAAACAATACTCACCGGAATTGTTAAATATTTTATTAGATTGGTTATTACTTGGTGATGGAAGAAACAGACACAATAGTAAAAATGAATTAATTAAAGAATATGTCACTACATCAAAATCTTTGGCAGATGACGTATTCGAAATTATAGTAAAACTAGGGTACGGTGCAACAATTAACACAATCACACCAAAAGATAGAATTATTGTTGATGAAAACGTAGTCTTTAGTGAGGTTGAAAATGAAGATGGAACAATTTCTTTAATTAAAGAAAAAATTAAAACTAAACGATTAATAAAATCTTCTGATTCTAAAGTATTATATAATGTACACCTTAGAACTAATAAGGGAATTTATTTAGATCATAGATTTATAAAGATTGATAAGATTAAACATAATGATTATGTATACTGTGTAACTGTCCCTAATAGTACGTGGTTAATGAGATCAAATAATAAGATCTCTTGGACACATAATTGTGACCACCCAGAATCATCTATTGTTGCGGTAAGTAGAATTTCTCATAATGTGGTAGACCTTTGGTGGGAAGGTAATGTACTTATGGGTAAGTTAGAAATCATTATGTCACCGGGATTCGTAAACCAAGGAATTATATCTTGTGAAGGTGACAGAGTAGCGAATTATTTGAGAAAAGGTTTAAAGATTGGTGTGTCATCAAGAGGTGTAGGTTCTTTGGAAAAAGAAGGTGGTAAGAATATAGTGCAAGACGATTTTGAATTAATTTGTTGGGATATTGTTACCTCACCGTCTACTCCAGGTTCTTGGATTTATAGTGATGTTCCATCTAGAGAACAACAGATGTCTGAGTCGAATATTAAAAAAGAAGATGCTATCCTTAAAGATAATTTAAATAATTTTTTACTCGATTAGTAAAATAATTAACACTTTTCTAAAATATCGCATATTTATTTAGTGAACGTATAACATTGCGTTAAATAATAATTAATAACAATTAAAAAAAAAAGTAAAATGGCTGAAAAAAAGAAATCAATCATCGAAGAGGCTTTACTAGAAGCAAAGTCTTTAGAGGATGCCTTAAAAGCCAATACGAAAGAAATGCTTGCGGCACTTATGTCCAAGGAATTTGAAAGTATCGTCGAGTCATCTTTGAAAAAGGGAGATGAAGAAAAAGAAAAAAAAGTCTCAGAACAAGAAGATGAGATAGATTTAGAAATGATCGATACAGAAGTTAAAGGATCCGATGATGAAGAAGAAGAAGAAGACCTTTTAGATCTTGAAGATGAAGAATCTGATGAGGTGGAAGACATCGAATTAGATTTAGATGATGAAGTATCTGATGAAGAGTCTGATGACATTGAACTTGACTTAGACACCGACCTAGACTTAGACGCTAGTGAAGGTGAAGAAGGAGAGGAAATGAAATTAGATTTAGAATTACCTTTTATGGGTATGGGAGGAGAAGAAGTAATGGACTTAACAGGTGCGTCTGATGACGAAGTTGTTAAAGTTTTCAAAAAACTCTCTGACGATGATGAAGTAGAAGTTGTAAAAGATGCTGGTGGTATCCATCTAACAGATAATAAAACAGGTGCAGAGTATTACATTAAGGAATCTATGGATGAAATGAGACATTCTATGAACGAAAAAGAGTATTGCGCTGAAGGGAATTGCGGTTCTATGTACGAAGAAGTAATGTACGAGATAGAATTAGACGAAGATTCCGACATGATGGAAATGTTTAAAGAAATGGGTGGTATGAAAAAAAGTCACTATGGTGAAGACTACCACATGGAAGAAGGCGCTTACATTGATGAGGAAGAAGAAAAATTAGAAGAGGACAAACTACAAAGACACAGAAAGTTCGCTGGTAAACAAAGATACAGTGGCACTAAAGTGGGTAGAAGAGACGAATCTATAAAACTTCGTAAACCTTTAGTAAATAGAACCCCAAAATCATCTACAGTTTCTGAATCTAAGATAATGAAAGAATACACAGAGTTAAAATCTAAAAACGAAGAGTATAAGAAAGCACTTAATGTATTCAAAGACAAACTTAATGAGGTGGCTTTGTTTAACACTAACTTAGCGTATGTGAATAGAATCTTCACTGAGCATTCGACAACGAAAAAAGAAAAAATGGATATCCTTAAGAGGTTTGACAATGCTGAGTCGATAAAAGAGTCTAAGAACATATACAAAACAATTAAGACTGAGTTAGATAATAAGAAACCAATTAACGAGTCAGTACAAAAAAAAGTTAATAAGACTATTGAGTCGTCAAAGTCGCAAAATCTAAATGAGTCTACAGCATATGTAGATCCACAGATATCTGCGATTAAAGATTTAATGAGAAGAATCTCATAAAAATAATAAAATAACAAAAATTAAAAAATAATAAAAAAAATGGGACATTTGTTAAATTCAGGTCAAGTCGGAAACATCGGACTAGAGCACCTAAAGCAAATCAGATCTAAAACTATTTCTAAGTGGACCTCATTAGGTTTCCTTGAAGGTTTGAAAGGTCACGTAAAAGAGAACATCGCACAATTGTACGAAAACCAAGCATCTTCTTTACTTAATGAGTCGACTTCGTCTGATTCATCAGGTTCATTCGAGACAGTGGTATTTCCAATTGTACGAAGAGTATTCTCTAAATTATTGGCTAACGATATCGTATCGGTACAAGCGATGAACATGCCAATTGGAAAATTATTCTTCTTTGTACCTAAAACATCATCTACACAAGTTCCTTTGAACGGTAAAGATGGTTCCGCTAACGGATCATTACCAGCATGTGTTATTTCTGGATGTAATGAAGATACACTTATCACTCCATTCTTAGAGAAGTCACTATATGACTTATACTATAATGATGGATTGTTTGACGCATCTAAAGGTAAAAAAATCGTTTTTGCTGGGGCAGGTTTCTATGGTGCAACACTTAACGCTAATGGTGTGAAAGTACCTACTAATTTATCATCACAACCTAAAGCTTCGGATGGTTCATTCAGAAGTGTTAAAATGTGTGTAACAGGTTTCTCTACTACTAACGCAGGTAGATTAACTGGACCAGACGGAAACGAAATGGATACTGAATCTTTCTTATCTTCTTTATCAGTAGTTTCTACACCAGCAATTGTTGATGGTGATGGTAAACAAATTATTGCTGCAGGTGGTAGTGTACCATTTAGAGTAGTAACTCAGAAATACGGAAGAGGTATCGTTGATTATGGTGATATCTGTACTCCTGATGGATGTTTACTAATCGAATTGGACCTTACACATCCAGCTTGTATTGATTGTTCTTCTGCTAACTTTGACGGATATGTTGGTGCGGCAACTGGAACTTCATTTACAGGTTTGACTGTAGCTTGGTCCAGATACGAATCATTAGAATTCTCAACTGAAATGGGTGAGGTATCATTCGAACTTGATGAAGTTGTGGTTTCTGTAACAGAAAGAAAACTAAGAGCTACTTGGTCACCAGAATTGGCACAAGACGTTAGTGCATTCCATAACATTGATGCAGAAGCAGAACTTACGGCGTTATTGTCTGAGCAAGTTGCGGCGGAAATCGATAGAGAGATCCTAAGAGACTTAAGAAAAGGTTCGGCTTGGCAATTGAGATGGGATTACAACGGATGGAAACGAGCTAACAATGGTGGTGGTTTCAACGCTTACACTCAAAAAGAGTGGAATCAAACGTTGATTACTAAAATCAATCAAATCTCAGCTCAAATTCATAAGGCTACTTTAAGAGGTGGTGCTAACTTCATCGTTGTTTCGTCTGAAGTTTCTGCTATCTTTGATGACTTAGAATACTTCCACGTATCTAACGCATCTCCAGAGCAAGATCAGTACAATATGGGTATTGAGAAGATTGGTTCATTAGGAGGAAGATATACTGTATATCGTGATCCATATGCACCGGCTAACTCAATCATCATTGGACACAAAGGAAAATCATTGTTGGATACTGGGTACGTTTACGCACCTTACGTACCTCTACAATTGACTCCTACGTTACAAAACCCGTTCAACTTCGCACCAACGAAGGGTATCATGACTAGATACGCTAAGAAAATGGTTAATAACCGTTTCTATGGTGTAGTTACAGTTGATGGAGTTCAAACATTCGATGTAAACGAATTGAGATAATCGATTTAAAGAGTGAATATAAAAGGGTAGATTTTGTCTACCCTTTTTTGTTTTATAAGATATTTATTATTATATTTACATTATATATGATAATCAAAAAGAAATACGTACTATTAGAGTCTTTATTAATAGATGATACAAATGAATTTGACGCAACTGAAAAAAGAATTTTTAAGACGTTAAATATCCAATACGGTGACCCAATGAAAGGTGGTGAGGAGGGTAAGAAACCATTCACTCAATGGGAAGTCGCAGCATGGTTAATTGAGAATATTGAAATTCCATATGATATGGCTTATGGGTTGACAAAAACGTATTATTGGAACTACGATAAACTTTTTAGTGAAACGACTTCTCTTAGAAAAACAATCCCTTCCGCACAATTATTCAAGGATCATCATCAAACATTAAGTAAATTATTTAGAGATAAATTAACGAATGATTTATATGGGCAAATAAAAATTAATATTGATAGGGATACGGGTGTAGAAGACATGAGAGATATTAATTTTTGGGGGGGATATTCGGGAGTTGTCCTATACTTACCTTTTATGACTATGGATAATAATGGCAATTATATCTATGGTGATGATAGAAATGGTAGAAATTTAATAGTAGACGTATTTTACCGTATATTAGATAAGGAAGGTAATATTGTTGACGGTTATTTCACAGATGATAAGTATCAAGAAAAAATTGATAATGAAAAATTTAAGGTTGTCGTAAAATATACGTTAGGTGAGACAACTGATAGAGAAGGAAGTGGTAGACAGTTTAATTTAATGGAATTTGATGTTCCATACCCTAAACCATTGTCTTTAAAAACATATTCAGAGATGTTAAATCTAATTTTGGGTGATGTCATTAAAAAGATAGAATCGATGACATTTACTTTACCTCCCCACTTAGACGGTTTTGAGGAATCTAGTGGAGATTCTCAACCTGATTAACAATATTAAACTTTAGGGTATTGGTATATGTCTTAACTAATTGGTTAGACGTTAATTTAATATCGATATAATATTCATTAGGTATCATCCAAGAAGTATCTAAAATAAAATAATTTTTAAGGTAAGATTTATTTACATCAGTCCAATTAATAACGTTAACTTCAGTATTACCTTCTCTAATCCACAATCTATACTGTAATCCATCTATCACAGATGTTTCGTTTACCGTATAAGGTATTCTAGCATTAACAAATACTTTTCTTTGATCACCTCTCTTTATTTTTTCATCTCTTCTAATACCACTTAAATTAAATGTATATTCTATTGGTAAAGATTCTGAATCACCAAAGTTATAATATTCTGTATCATCCTTAATCTCAAATTGTAGGGTAACATTAGGACGATTAATTCCATTTATAACAATATTTGACCAAGTATCGGTAAATATTGTACAATCTGAAGATGTGATAGGTACAAATAATTCTATATAATAAACACCTTTAGTTTGTTGTACTACATTATTACTTGTGAATGAGGAGAATAATGTACCATTACCATTTTTAACTACTACAGATGGTTTAGAACCCAAATTAGTCGGTTCTCCACCTAGATTAGTGTATAAGTATAGTCTATTAGTCTTTCCTCGATAAAAGTTCTTCCTGTCGTCTCTAATGGGGTTATTATAAGATGTCTCCACAAAAGGTTCATAATATGTTTGTGTGTGTCTGGTAAAGAATCCTACATATTGTGATGGTACAACTTCTTTGGTTTCCAAATCCCTTTCAAATGCAATACCATATCCATAGTTTGTTGTCCCACCAGTAATTAAACTATTTACTTCATTGGTAATATCCATTTCAATATTTTCATTACCTTTATCGAAATGTTGTGTTGTTACAGTAATACCTGAAGGTGATCCCGAATAAACACCAGGTTCGTCCCACGCATTTGTTGTAGTCGCATTAACCCAATTACTCGCAGATTCTACGAATGTAATATCGTCACTAGGATGTAATCCCATAAATTGTTGGTAGTCGTATCCACAACCTTCATCCCATAATTTATTAACTCTAAATAAAACTAAATCAAAAGAAGATGTTCTTTGTTTACCATCTAATAATTTTTGTGCTTGCAAATCTCTATCAAAGAATGAACTATTAGTCATTCTTAAAGTATGTGTAACATTAGATAAGTCACCTAATTCACCATTATTATATTTTTGTTGTAAATCTGAAATATCAAAATATAATAAGTGTCTGGTGTAATCAGTTTGAGTTTCTTTTCCCCCATAATATAATTCGGCGATAGGATTTCTACCTGTATTTATTAGGGTTCCGAATATGATTGTATTGTTTTTATCTATATAAGTTCTAGTTACCATACCTTTTTATAAATAAATATCTTAATTACTATTAATGTTCTTATTTAATATCCTATTTAAGTCAAATCTTATGACATCAGTTGTTGTGGTACTAGGATCCGCAGGTAATCCATGATATGGATGAACATGTGAGATAACATATTGTTTAACTAATTCTAAAAATTCCACTAATGTGTCACCATAGACTAATGGGTGTGCACCTTTATTGATTTTCTCTTGTTCTTCATCAGTTATCAAACCTTTAGGGTCAGTTAAATTAAATGTGTGTTCACCATCATGACTAATTAAGTTTATTTTATTGGCAACAACATTAACTACACTACTTTTTTTACCGGTATTTTTTTCTAATCTAACTGTTTTAATTGTCTTTTTTGGTCCTGGTATTGGTGTGTTAGTAAAAACAGATATGTTACCACTTACATTAGGTAAGGTATTTAGATAATCTTTTACGGTAGATTTAATTTTCCACTGTGTACCTTTATTTGCGTCAACGTATGTTTTTACCGCAGTCAAGGCTAAATCTCTAGATTGTGAACCCACAAAAGAACTCACATTCTCAAATGAACTTTTAAGTGTGTTTAATTTAATATCATAAACCTTAACAAATACTTCGGTCCTATCAATATCACTTTCTCTATATCTACTCTCCTCTAAATCGCCAGATAAGATAACACCACTATTAGTTATGCTATTTATTTCGACAGTCACAAGAGTATCAGGTATTGGTATGATACTAGTTTGTATCACTCTATCTTCAACGACTCTTTTCAATTTTTCGTTACCGTATTTCAGTTGGATGTAACCTAAATTTTTATTATTAAATTTTCTAGGATCACTTTCTAAAGTCTTACCGACTCTCAACCACATTTCTCTATCTTTTTGTATGATATCCGTATTATATCTACCTTGTAATACAATATCTTCATCATTACCATATGCACCAGGCTCTACTTTGGGGTCATTTAATTTCACATAACCGTTAGGTAATATAGATAAGGCAGAATTATATTGTTCCTCATTTAAATTTGTTGGTTGAGTAATCAACGGTCCGATCCAAAATCTAGTATTTTTAAATGATGAGGTTGGGGAGGAATTATTATATTCATATTGAAACACAAATACACATTCACCTACTTTTGGTAGAGTTACTAAATATTTTGGTAGTAGTGGTACACAATCTATAAGTTCTAAATCACCTTCAGTGTCAATACCAGTAATTTTCACTTTAATTCTACCTGATTTAGTATTATCTACAATTGATCTAACCTCACCGACTTTGATTATTGGTATGGTGTTAATATTGGTACTGTCACTATAATAATTACCCATTATTCTTCTCCTTTATATCTTTTAGTTAAAATAGTATTACCTAATAAATATTCCTTTTCAGTTAATTCTAATTTTTCAGATAATGATATTATTTTTTCTTTTATACTTTTTTGTTGGTGTGCGAGTTCCTCTAGTTGCATTTTTATGGACGCGTTACTCATATTTTTCCAATCTATTTTCATATACTATCTTATAATACCTTCACCCTTACTTATACCTATAGTTGTCCCAACAACTACTATTGGCCCACCCGCATTACCACCAGTTGCTTGTATAGGTGTACCTGGAGGTATCGCCACTTCAATCTTCGCCTTAGTTAAAAGTGCGTTTAAAATTTCTTCGACTCTTATTACTTCCATTTTCAATTCAATATTTTCTGAACCACTAGGTAATGGACCAATACCTACCCCTATCTCCTTTTTTCTCTCTATTATTTTAGACGCAATATCTATCGCACTTAAACCTTCTCTAAATTTAGCCCCAATCAAAATCTCTTGTTTACTTATAGGTTGTAAAGGTGTAGATGGTTTAAATAAATTTTTAAACAAATTCCTAATAGTGCTAATTGTAGTATTAAAATTGGTTGCCATAATATTTTATTTTAAAAATCACAAAATCTATTTTTTCTATTAAATTGTGAATTAACATTATTTAATGAATCTAAATTCACTTTATCTGTAAACCCTCTAGCGGTATCTACAACACCCTCTACCTTACCAAATAAATTATTTACATTTTCAATCTGTTCATTTACAAACCCAGGTAATAAACTTAGTCTAGATTTTAATAGGTTAATGTTTTTTTCTTTTATTTTTTTAGTTAATACACACAATATTAATTGTTTTAATCTATTTATCACTAAAGGTAATAAATAATCGTAAATTAACCTTCGTATAATTTCACCTATAACATCTCTAATTATACACTCATATTCTTTAAGTATTTTTTTAACAGATATTTCAGTGACAGGTTTACTATTAACTAAATAATAGAATAAATTTAACATTAGTAAATTCTTAGGTGATAATACTAATTTAGTTAACACAATTTGTAGTGAGGTAATAAAATTAGATAAGAACTCACCAGATGCCCCATCTTTATCTAAGTTTTTCACATTTTCAGTTGATTCTTTAATTAAATCATCAATCGATTTAGTATATGTGTTAATTTTTTCTTGTAAATTAGAAGAATTTTTTAAACTATCATTAATATTTTTTAATGTGTCAAATGATATAGTACTAATTTCTTTACCACAACATTTTTTAAATTTTTTCACACCCGATTTCTTCTCTTTAACTTTTTCTTTGATATTACTTAATTGTTTACTATCAAAAGTATAAAAACTCTCATCGAATTCAATTTCAACATTATCAATGCCTGCATCTATATAGTCGTCAATTGAATTCTCCAATTCTACTACCTTATTTAAACACGCCTCAGGTAATTTTATTTTATTTGTTAAAGTACCATATAAGAGATCAATTACATTAGGTATAGTTTTATCTACATCGAACAAAGGTTGTTGACTATTAAAATAATCTACTAATAGTGTAATTAATGTTTTATTTTGATAATTACTATTCAAAACTCTAATATTAAATACCCTTGGTCTAGGTTCTATATTTTGATATTCCACAGTACCATCATTTTGGGTGTATGCGATGGGACTGTTTTCATAATAACGAACCTCTAAAATCTCTTTCCCATTTGTAGGGTTAGCCCATATTAAAGGATTCCCATTTTCCTGTATAACTTCCCATAAAAATGCGTTGACATCATTAGACGAATCACCATCATAAAATAACTTCCCTATTTCGGTGTTTGGGTTTGCGGCGAATAAACAAGTTAAGTCTAATTTATTAATTTCAATATTTATCCCAACACCCTCTACTCCGCTAGATGGTTGTACTTGATATAACCATTCAGGTATTTTGGGTTCTATTTTACAAGCGTAACAACTTTTTATCGATTCAATAAAATTAACTGATAAATCTTCAGAGAGAGGTTGTAATTGTTCTACTAACCAGTTTATTAACTGCATCCTCATTTCATCAAAGTTTATTCCTGACACTAAAGCTAGCACATCTGCAAGTAAATCAATTACTTTTTGACTTGGATTTAAATTAGGGACTTCAGGTATTAAATTAGGAATACTTAAATCAGGTAGATTATTACAAATAGTTTTATTTAAATTTATCAACTCAAATATCTCCCTTTTTGCATCCGTAAAAACGTCTTTAGGTTTACATACAACATTTCTAAATTTATTGCTCATAACTTTCTAATCTATGTCGTACTCAGTATTCTTATTGTTCGATTTTTCTTTAAATAATTCTCTAAGTATGTTTTTATCTTCTTCTGTTATACTACTATCAATATTATTTTGACCATCATCTGATTTAGTACCAATTATTTGAGTCTGTAGTTTAGCTAACGCGATTTTTTTATCGACAGTACTTTCTAAAATTTTGATGGTTTCATTATTAACTTTACCTATTTGGTATTCGTCATTAGTATCTTCTATCTCCGCTCTTTGTTTTCTTTCGTTAAGCTCTCTTCTAGCATTATTCATAATGGTATTACAATCATTATAAATTTCTTGCATTAATTCCTGAAGACTATTCTTATCTAAATTTATTTTAGTTTTTTTAGGTCTAGCCATAAATTGTGTTTTATTATAAATATCTTTTGTTTATTTTTTTATAATAAATCGTTTTCTATTTTATCATTTTTGAAAAGTGAGTACATTTTTTTATATCTTCTCATACCAACCCTAATATCTTTAGTAGTTAAATCAGTAATTTCTCTGATGTATGATAAGATAAGATTTTTATTATATTTATTACCACTTTCAATTTGTTCAAATATGGTTTCCCAATCATCTAAAATTTTACATAGGGCATCTCCAACCTTAATTTCTGTTTCAGATAACTTACTATAAAGTAATTCAGATTTAATATTAGCCGATACCTCTTTAATAAAACTATCTAATTGCATTTTTTGATCGTCTATGCAATATATCTGATTATTCATAGTTTCTATTGTCTTATGAACATCTTCATAAGAAACATCATATCTAATCTTTTTATCATCTTTGATCAATTGACCTAAAAGATAATGTTTACAAATTGTACCAAAATAAGAATACGCCTTTTTATTCTTATCCGGTTTAAAGTTGTGCATTTTAGTTATTAGAAATGATAGAGTATCCGAATGGACATCTTCATATTCGTATTCTTTTCTGTACAACTTATACCTCCTTATGATGGACTCAACCATCTTATTTATCGGGTTTTTTAGAAATTCATTATAAATTTTATTTCTTTCACTATATGACTCACTTGTTAAAAACTTAACTACTGCTTCCTCTTGGTCTGGACCAAAATATAAATTTGATGTTCTCTTTCTACCCCTTTTTTTGGGTTCTTCAGACATTACATTTTATTTATACTTCATATGTTATTTCTCTATCATTAGTGAAAAAATATTCTTTCTTTGCTTTGTTCACCCAAAACTTACTTTCTAATACATCGATTGTTGACTTATATTCTACGAATAAAGAACCCTCTCTATTGTTAGTATGTTTGTAACCTAATTTAGGTATAACCATAATAGGAATGGATAGATAAGACATTCTTAGTAAGAATTCATAAGTAAATGTAAGTTTCATATGTGATTTTAAACCACCATTATCTAAGAAACTATCTCTTTTTACTATCATTCCATCAAAGTTAAAGTTTTGGGCTCTGAGTAATGTATTATTATCTATTCTACCAATTTCTTCTGAGAAATCTTTAGCCCATACACTTTCATTAGTAAATGAAATAAATTTACCATTTTCATCAGTTTCATAGACAATAGGTAAAAATACACCCACTTCTGGATATGCGTTAATATATTCTACACCATTTTTAATCCATATTGGTGATACCTCATCATCATACTCTACAAAAGTGAAATAATCACCCGTACTTTTTTCTACACCATAATTAATCTGTGTTTGAAAATCATATTTTCCGGTTTCATTCTCAATGACTTTAGTAACGTCTTTGATATCACCGAAATCGTAATTATTTAAATAGTTTTTTACACTCTCATCATTAGATGTTACAAAAATAACCTCATAAGGTTTAATCTTTTGTGATTTTATACTCTCAATACAACCGACTAAATAATTTTCTTCTAGTTTGTGTACTGGTACTACTATTGTAATATTTGACATATTCATTTTTTTATTTTTAATTGTTATCTACCTTGACCTCTATAACTTTTCTTATAAAGTTCACTATTTTTAGTCTTGCTAGTTTTTGTTTTAGCGTGTACACCTTTTCTCTTTACACGAGTATTAGATACATTCTTAATTGTGGTAGCACCTTTAGCCATTGGTTTCGTTATTTCCTATAGTTATTAGTTCTTTTTCTTGAAGTTGGTTGTAAGTTGATTCTAACTCAACAACTCTTCTTTTAAAGATACCATCATACACTTCAGACAAAATTTCATTAGATTCTTCTTCCACATATTTGTTTTCCCATTCACTCATACCTTCCATAATGTTTTGAGGTAGTGCATCTTCTAAGTAAAGTCCCACCATAGTTGCAATAATATCAGGAATCGCATTCATATTAGGAGTCCATATACCGTTGTCATTTAGGTTTAGGTTACCATTTTGATCGATAGATCCCATCCATTCAGGAATCATTCTAGGAATTTTACCAATGACAGGTGTATTAGATTTCATACACTCTAACGGGAATGTCCCAAAACTTGATAATTCATCTACCCAAACACCTAAGAAAGATTGACTTAATTCTTTTGCGAAAGTTTCCCTAGGTAATCCCGCCATATCTCTGAATGACACAAATCTATAGTGAGGGTATTTCTGATAAAATACTTTTACAATTTTCAATAATTCTCTTTTATCTCTCGCAACCATCGCAACTGTAGGTATTTTAGGTTTATCACTATTTTTAAAATAAGATGGAATACTCACAGGTACTTCATCAGTTCTAATACCCCTAAATACTGAATTTGCATAATCAGAAAGATTCTTATTAGTAGTAATCACATCTCTTATCCCAAATTGTTCCCAACCTTCACCTATTTCTAACATCTCAAAGATATATTCGTATGATTGTAGGAAAACAATTCTTTTACAAGGGAAGTTTGCGGTTTGTTTAATAATACTTGCAAACGCTTCAGGAATAATAACAAAATCTGAAGGACCAACTTGTAATTGTTGTGATTCTATAGAGACATGTGGTAAATTTGCATATTCTTCACCTAACCACTCTGCGATACCCATACCTTCTTCATCCTCACTGAGTTTATAATCATTTTTGTCGTGAAGAATTTGAGCGTTATAACCCAGTTCTCTAAGTTGTTTTACGTGTTCGTAAATTGTTGCAACACCTGCGGTTGGATTACCTTTGGTGTCAATAGTGAAAAAATAGATACCGAAATCTTTATTGTTAATTTTGTCGATACTACTTTTAATTCTGTCTAATTGTTCACTCATAACATTTATTTGTTTTTATTATTATAATTCTTTAAGTATACCTTTCATCAATAAAGTATTAAAGGCAATCTTAAAAGGTATTGTTGCATTGTTGAGTGCAACCATACCCATTTTATTATCTACTTCTTCGTTATACATCATAAGTGCACCGATCATATCACGATACATTTCATATTTTGTACCATCAATATGTAACTCAACCATGTTCGGTAGAGGTTCTTCCATTCCAGCATCACATTGACTTTCATTAACCGTCAATGGTTGTGATTCTTGTTCGATTCGAACTATTTCTGACAATCTATCAATGTCAAGGTATAATTCTTTACCTCCGATATCTAACAATAAGTTATCCATATGATTTTTTTATTAAATTTATGTAAAATTCTAAATTAGTAAATATTAAATGTCCTCAAACTCGATAGTTTCTGTTCCTAATATTTTTTCTAATATTTTTTTATCATCTAAAATTTCTTTTAGATCTAAAATTGTGTAATCTGCGTCGCAATCCTTATTATAGTGATTTATAACTTTAATCGATACTTTTTCTTTTGGTTTAGTTTCTAATGTTGTTGGATTTGCAGTGATAAGAACATCCACATGTTCCCATTTTTTATGATAATCTTTAACAAAAACAATATTATTTACCTTCGCTGAAAGTTTAGATAAAAAGAATAATGTTGCGGGTTTACTATTATTTAATTCTTTACTGATCACAATGGGTGTATGTCCCATATCTTCTATTAGATTATGTAGTTGGTTTAGGTGTTCTACAGAATTAAGTTTTGTCTCACCTGCGTGTCCAAATATTTCTAAAGATGAATCGATATAGAGAAATCTATTAAGTTCTTCAGTACCACCACTAAATTCAAAATGTTCTAAAAGATTTAAAGTGTTAATGTCTCTCTTAGGTAATTCCTCTCCTTCTTCTAATTCCGCAAGGTAATATTTGTCATATACCGACTCAAACTTACTTATAAAATCTCTTACTACACCATCAATTGTTATTCCTATTCTCATATTTTAATTTTTATTAATAGTAGTAATATATAGTAATTAGTAAACTTTATTTACTGCTTTCTAAATCATCGAAGGTTGATTCGATGACCTTGATGATTGGGTTTCTAACTACATCATCAGGATCTCTCAATGTAACAGTACCAAATCCTTCAACACCTTCAAATTTTTCAATAATGACTTCTAAAGAACTGTCAGTTCTTTTCTTAATATCTTTTTGTTTAACATCACCTAAAATAACCATCTTTGAGTTGTCACCAATTCGAGTCATTAAGGTTCTCATATTACTTACGGATATGTTTTGTGCCTCATCAACAATAATAATTGTGTTATCAATACTACGACCCCTAACAAAGGCTAATGGTTGGATATTAATAATACTCAACTCCCTTAATTTTCTAGTTAAACTCTCGCCAATGATCTTTTCAAAATTATCAATAAAAGATATCATATAAGGATCTAATTTTTCTGATAAATCTCCAGGTAAAAAACCTAATTCTTCTCCGGGTAACTGTATTACAGATTTAACCAAAAGTATTTTTTTATATTTTTCTTTTGTTTTGATTAATTTTAGGGCTTCTGCACACGCAATATATGTTTTTCCACTACCAGCCAATCCTGACGCAATAGTTATCTCATTTTCTTTTATCGATTGTACTAATTTTTTTTGGTTTTCTGTTTTACATTTAACATTAACAAACATAGATGATAAAAATTTATCTTCTTCCATGTTTTTACTATATACGAAGGATTCGACTTCTCTAAGTTCTTCCTCTGTTAGTTTTTTATTTCGTCTTCTACTCATATATTTAATTTACCATATTTTTATAAAAATTAAAGTTTATTTTCTAATATTTTCGTAATTAGATTCAAACCACTCTATTGTTTCTTTTAACCCATCATATAGTGGAGTGAATTTAAAATCGGGTAAATAGTTTTTAATTTTAGAATTATCTGATGGTTTTCTAAATTGACCATCAGGTTTGTTAGTATCCCACTTTACCTCACCTTTGAAGTTCATTAGTTCTACAATCAATCCTACAACGTCTTTAATTGATACTTCATCAGAAGTCGATAATATAATCGGTTCATCTTCATTATAATTTTCTAAAACCCATTCAGTTAATTTAACCACATCTTTATTGTAAATAAACTCTCTAAGTGGTATCCCACTACCCCATATAGTTAATGGTGTATTAGTTTCTCTCGCAATATAACATTTATGTATTAAAGAAGGTACGACATGACCATTCTCTATATCAAAATTATCATTAATTCCATATATATTAGTAGGTATAACCGATTTGTAATTTAACCCATATTGTTCTCTGTATGACTTGATTTGAATATCTGCCATACGTTTTGCATATGCATAAGCGTCATTACTAAAATGTGGTGGACCTAGATGTATCTTTTTTTCAGTTAGTGGGTATTCCACATTATTTGGGAAGACACAAGTAGACAAAAACACTACTAAGTCTTCTACATTATTTTTTCTACATTCTTCTATTACATTTGTATTCATCATAATATTTTGGTAGAAAAAATCACCTTTATGTTTCATGTTACCCATAACACCACCTACCTTACCCGCACAATGTATTACCGACTTAGGTTTATTGGTACTTATCATTATATGAGTTGATATGGGATCTATTAGATTGTAATCTTTAGAACCAAACTTTATATAGTTGGAACCTATAAATTGTGATCCGACTAAACCATTTCCGCCAGTAACTAAAATCTTAGACATATATAATATTTTTTTCATTATAATATGTTAACCAATACGATATCATTTCATCTAACATAGTTTCGAAAGTATATTCAGTTACCCACCCTAATTCTTCCCTTAATTTTGTAGAGTCCCCTTTTAAGTTTTCTAATTCCTCAGGTCTCATATGTTTTTCATCAACTATAATGTAATCTTTATAATCTAAACCTAATTTTTTAAAGGTGTATTCACATAAATCGCTAACTGAGTGTGACACACCTGTTGCGCATACATAATCTGTCGGATTATCTGTTTGCAACATCATCCACATTGCTTTAACGTAGTCTTTAGCATGACCCCAATCCCTAGTAGCGGATAGATTACCTAACGATAGTTTTTCTTGTAACCCTAACTTAATTTTAACTGCTGCCTTAACAACTTTATTTGTTACGAAATTAGTACCCCTACGAGGAGATTCGTGATTAAATAGAATACCGTTCCATATTTTCATACCATAAGAATTTCTATAATTTCTACAGATATTATATGAAAATACTTTTGCACACCCATATGGGGATACTGGATTCATAGGTGTGGTTTCTCTTTGGTATCCATCGGAATCAATGGAATTTCCAAACATTTCAGATGAAGATGCCTGATAAATTTTCGAATGTGGGGATACCATTCTTATCACCTCTAAAAGATTAAGTGTGCCCACACCAGTAACATTTGCAGTACATATTGGTTGATCGAAACTAATTCTAACGTGTGATTGTGCTGCCAAATTATAAACTTCATCTGGTTGTACTTTAGATAAAATTCTAATTAACGATGCCATATCCGTTAAATCCGCATACTCTAAATTTATTAAATTACCATCTCTTAAAGATTCAATTCTCGATGATTGTGTTTCAGATACTGAGTTTCTTTTCACAGTTCCCCAAACCTCATATCCCTTTTCTAAAAGAAATTCTGCCAAATATGAACCATCTTGCCCATTAATTCCAGTTATAAGTGCTTTTTTCATTTTTTATATTTTTTATTTTTTATTAAAATATTCGTTCCAATAATTATATGTTTTATAATCATCAGGTGTTCCCCAACAAATATAATCCTCAACCTCAAAAACTTTTACTGTTAATCCCATATCTATATTTTGATTTAAAACATCATCAACATAAAATTCGTTATTAGTTCTAATATTTTTTTCTTTATTATTTTTTAAACCATTTAAAAAATATTTTGCCTTCCTAAAAAACATTGTGCCTACTATTGCGTGAGTTGTTAATGGATCATCATAAATGAAATTTTTACACGAAACATGCCTAATGTTATCATCGTCATCAACATCCAACCAAGCATAACTATTCGGATTAAGTTTACTTGTTTGATTGTTTCTAAATGACCAAACTAAAACATCAATACTTTCATCGAATAACATTTCTTGACATTTTTCTACATTATAATATATACCATTATCACATGCAGATATTAAAATAGGGTTTTCAGGGTTAATAGTACCCATACCTAATTCACAAGTACAGGCTTGTCCTTCGGTAACATAGTCTAATTCAACTACTGAATGATTCGAATAGTATTTTTTTATAATTGAGTTTATGTCAAAGTTATCTGTATGTTCTTTCCTAACAATAAAAATATTATTTTCACAAGTAGGTAAATCTTCTACCGCTTTTATTACCATAGGTTTATCTTCTACATCTATAAATGGTTTTGGGGTTAGGTAACCTTCTTTATAGAATCTATTTCCATTACCCGCCATAGGTAAAATTAATGTAGTATTATTAGGTGTTTTTATCTTTTTCATTTTTTCTTTTTTGAAAAAATTTGACCAAGATTTATAAATTTCTAAATCATAAGGTGTACCCCATTGTAACATTTTTTGAATCTCAAAAATACTTACTTTTAAACCATCTTTAATTAATAAATTATATACTAAACTTACATAATATTCACCATTAATATTTATATCTAAATCGATTAAAATTTTAAAATATTTTTTTAATAACTTACCACTTTTAAAATAATATGTACCATTAGATGCATATTCATTCATTTTGTTTTTAGTAAAAGATTCTTTTTCTTTTATTTGTTCTAAAAACATATTTTTTTCTTTACAAAATGCATAATTATCACCACCCAACATATGGGGGTGAAATCCCTTATAACATGCCATTGCACCATCAGAATTTTTTATTCTTACATCATCTAAAAATTGATTATAATCCCAAACAGTACCATAATCACAATAACTAACAATTACGTCTCTATTATCATCTATTGAATCGAATATTTGATAAACCGCATCCACAGGACCTTTTCTATTTTCATTTGGTACGGTGAAAATTTTACAGTTCGGAGAAATATTTTTTAGTGTCTGTAATATATTAGTCTCATCAATATGTTTTTGATTACAAATAAATATAACATCATCTGGCCTATTAAACAAATTAACTACATGTTCAATTATTGGTAAGTTATCTACTATTATTAAAGGTTTTGGATTCACATAACCTGCATCTATAAATCTTTTACCCATTCCTGACATAGGAATAATTATTTGTGGTTTTTTCATGGGTGTAATCCTTTAGTTTTTAAATTATACTCACAGTAAGTAATATAATCGGTACAAACACCGTATGGTATTTTATTTTTAAATTTGTTTATATCATCTATATTTAATAATGGTATTATTGTTCTTTCACAAATATTTAAATTTAGATTGTGAACCCATATTAAATTATTACTGGTTAAAACGTAAGGATCAGAATTGTGACAAAAATATATAAAATTATTTTTATTTTCACTTAATTGTATTGCAGAATCTAAATCTTTACAATGTAACCATAGTTTAGATTTTCTTTTTTCTAACCATAATTCACTAACCACATAATCTGGATTATCGTGACCTAAATAAAATTTATTATCAATGAATCTTATATCCACCTCGACATCATAACCACTAGATAGGGCAATATCAATATATGACGGTGAATTTTCTTTATTAGGTAATGGTTCTTTTATGTTTCCTCTATGTGAAATTAATTTCATATCTCTTCAATTCTTAAAGTTTTATCATCTATAAATAAATCGTAATACGGTTTGTCAACAAATAATTCATGATATTTTACCCCCCACTCATCTAATTGTTTTTTTGTTAAATCATACCAATTTATTTTAGTTCTACTACCTCTAGCCGTCCAATAAACAATAGTATTACCTTCATCGTAAAGTTTGTTTATTTTATCTATATTTTCTTTTATAGGTTGAGCATTAAAATAATTTCTAGGGTGAGGTGTTTCACATATGGTTTCATCAATGTCTACATATATAACTTTCATATTAAAGATTTTCTATATTTTTCGTTTTCATCATTTATTAATTTATTAATATCTAAGTCAGACAAATAAGTCATATTCATTTTATCTACTCCTGATAAAAAAATTTCTGCAGATTTTTCACAAATTTCTGTTGCAACTACACATTCTTCTATTGTCTTTCCACAAGTTATAATACCATGATTTTTTAATAGTATAAGTTTAGGAAAAAATTTTTCACTTTCAATAAATTTATTAACTATATCTTCTATATGTTTAAATAATTCTTCTCCAGGATTTGCATATGGTATGACACACGATTTTTTATCATTAAATATTACTTGATCAGGAAACAACCTGTAAACAGAAAAATCATAAATATTGTCTGAACAAAGTATCTTTAGTGTATTTGTTGGGTGAGTATGACACACATAATTTATTTCCACATGTTTAAGTAAAAATCTATGAAAATTTAATTCCATACTACCTTTTTTACCTAAATTATCTTTTTGGTTACCCAAAAAATCATAACAAACTATATCGTCATCAGTTAAATTGTTTAAAAATGAACCACTACTTTTTATGAAAAATAAGTCTCCTTCTTTTTTTGATATATTCCCCTCTGCACCAACGACAAATTTTTCAATCTTTTTACCTAATAATTTAAGGTCTTTATGTTTATCCATATTAAATGATTTACAACAAAATTAAGTATTTTTTTTAAAAAATAAATAGTATTTTGTCTTTATATTTTGTCATAATTCAGTATTTTTGTTAAATGAAAATATATAAATTAGATGAGATAAAAGAATTTACTAACATTCTAAAAAAAGATAAAAACGGTAGGGTTATTAATCTGTACAATTTGAGTGAGTGTCAATTTAATACTGATAAAACATTCTATCCTGATGTGTCTATTTATTCTTATAAAAATAAAAAACACTTTAACCCAATAAACGAAATAGTATTATCACTAGAGAAACAAAGTATAAAAAAAAATACAAATTTAACCGTAAAAAAATATAAATATAATGAAGTAAATCCAGTATTTTATTTCATATATAATACAGAAAATTATTTCCATTTTATTTACGATACTTTACCTTATTTAATTACATTTAAAAAATTAAAAGATACTACACCTGATATTAAATTATTAGTGAATTACCCTAATCAACAAACAAAACATATATATAAATTCGTTTTAGAATTTTTAAGTTTAGTTGGTATTAATTTAGAAGATTTAATATTTGTAAATGATGAAACAGTTTATGAAAATATATTTATTTCTTCTTCTTACACTCACAATGAAAATTCTAATCTACCTCCAAGAGAAGAAGTATATGGTTTTTTTAGATATATAGTTAATTCTAATTTAAGTCATTTTAAAAATGATACCCCTAAAAAGATTTATATTTCGAGAAGAAGTTGGGTACATAACGATTATTCTAACATAGGGACTAATTATACTGCAAAAAGAAAAATGTGTAATGAGGATGAATTAGTAAATTTATTAGAAAAAATGGGGTATGTAGAAATTTTTACTGAAAATTTAAACACTATAGAAAAATTAAATTTATTTTTTAACGCAGAAAGTGTTATTGGGGCGATCGGTGGTGGATTGTGTAATGTTTTATTTTCTAAAGAAGACACTAAGTTGTTAACAATAGTATCCCCAACATTTTTAGATGTCAATTATAGATTTAAATATTCCTTAGATGGGGTATCAAACAATTACTTTTACAATACTACCCATACTGAGGATAGTGAATTTAAAAGTAATATGAGAGTTGAGTGTGAAGAATTATCTATTGTTGGTGAGGTGTCTAAAATCGATGGGGATATGTTATCAATAATTTATTCTGATAATTTAGTGGCTGGTTGGAACAACCAAATAAATTTTAAAAAAACTACAGTTAATTCTAAAAGTTGTAAGAAATTAGATGAAGGATTAAATTCACCATTTTTAATAGATTTAGAAAAAATTAAAAGTTTAATTTTTTAAGGCGCATTATAATAAATATAATATAATCATAAAAATTGTTTAATTTAGGGATATCTAAATTTATGTCAACATACTTTTTAAAATCTAACGTATAAAAATTATTTTCGACACTAACTTCTATTGAAACTTTCAGATTTTTTAAATCCTCTACTATTGACTTTATATCAAAATTAGATTTTAATAATAACCTTAAAGAAATATTTTTATCCTCAAAATTATTTCCATTTAAATTTTCGTAATAAAAATTTATAATTAAGTCTGATTTTTCTCTCTGGGGATAAATATATTCATAATAATCTTTTCTTCTACTTTCTATTTGTTTTAAAGATTTTTCTAAAGTATAACCCCTTTCTTTTGTGTCCCTTTTAATCTTCCAATAGTTCTTTAACTTTTCTTCAGTGTCTATATAAATTTTTAAATCATAAATATTTTCATCATTAGTATATAAACTATGTAAACCACACACAATAATATTATCTGTCGGTTCTACAGTTTGTTTGTCTGTAAATTTACCAGTGGAATGATCATAATCTACATGATAAATTTCTTTACCAATCTTTAAATCAAATATATCTGAGTTCATTTTAGTAATTAAGTTAGCCTCAGGATTTAAATGAGTATATTTTTCCCAATTTGAGTCACCTCTTTCCCATTTATGGTATCTGTCACATTCTAATAAAAATGAATTAGAAAAATATTTTTTAAGGGTGTTTGCCAATGTAGTTTTACCAGATCCTGAATCTCCCGCAATTGAGAATACGTTACATTTAGATAGAATTACATTATAATCTAAATCTATTAATTCATATTTTATATTATTATCATTTAAATAATGATAAATTAGTGTTTCAGGTACATTACCATATTTTTCAATTAAGTTGTCTAAATGATTGTAAATACCAAAATAGGTATCCATAATTTTTGATGATCCGTAAGCAAAAATATCACATAAAAATTTATCATCTTTCTTATTTAGTTTACTTATATCGATTTTACTGTCTTTTGGTATATAAATTACATCTTCATCTATTTTTTTAAAAATATCATCTGATAAAATATTTAAATCTGGTCTATATTTAATTACAACATCGTATTTCTGATTTGTTTCATTTAAACTTTTTAGTGTATTTAATTTATAAAATTTTAACCAAGAGTTTTTTACGTCGTTAGTCTTTTTATCTGAATTAATTTCATAATTTGGTTCGTGTAGAATAACAGGATTTAATTTATTTATTAAAGAATTAATTAAATCCTCCGTATAATTTAAATATTTGTCATCACTTTCTTCATTTTTTGTTATATGGATATACACGTCAACATTATCAAACCTATTAATGATATTTGATTTGATATTTTCTATGTTTAACTCAAAACTTCTTAAATAACCTGAAATGATTAATGCAACATTCATTAATTATATATTTTTTATTTTGTTATATAATATTTCTATTAATTCTAAACTTATGTTTAGATGATGATTTTCCCCTTCTATTCTAAACTTATCTTTTATAATATCATTTTCAGTAATATCATCCCATATATTAATAAATTTAAAATTATTGATCTCACACATTTTTTCTAATTTAGAATTAAAATATTTATGATTTCGATTACGTATTTCGTTTGAATCATTATATATGTGTTGGTAATCTATAAAATTTATGGATTCATCTAATTCTCCAGTTTCATTAAAGTTATTAGTTACGTGTGAAATATTATCTTTGAAATTAACATTAAAATTATATTCAATGTTATTCACAGTACAAGGATTAATCCCACTAACAATAAAATCATTTTCATAACCCAATAAAAACTCCTCATATTTTTTAATTAAATCGTCAAAAAAATAATCTAAAGAAATTTTTTCATTCTGTAATACTGATTTATAATAATAACCAAATTCAACATCACATTGTCCTATCACAAATAAAGTTTTTTGTCTTTCATTAAAATCAAAATTTTTTATTCTTTCCAATAAACCTAATGTTGATTTTTTTTTTAATAACCCCTTTATACTTGCACCAGGGGCATTTAACAAAATAATATTATTTATGTCTTTATATGATTTTAAATTGTCAAAACCATATTGAGATGTGTGCGAATCTCCAATAACAACTAATTCATCTATATTCATATTATATTATTATTTTTTAAAAATTCAATAAAATCTGATACATTAATTTCCATATTATCATCAGAATCTATTTTATTTGTAGTATACTTAAAATAAGGTAGATTAAAATGGTTACATATAGATAAATATTGATTACTTATTTGTGTTGGGTTATTTACATTCAGTTCAACTACATTTGTTTTTTCTGAAAAAATACTAAATAATAAACCCCCACTATTAGGTGAAATTATAGTTTCAGAATTTCTAAATAATTTAATTTTTTCTTCCACATTTAAATCTTCTAAAAATACTACCTCAACACCAAAAGATTTAAGGGTTTCACATAATTCATTTTCATTTATTATTTGTCTTTTTTTAACATTATTAAAAAATTCATTACCACTTAATAAATGTGATTTACTTCTACATAAATAATATTTTTTATGGTATTTACTTTCATCTTCACTTTTAGGTATTTTAAAAATAGATTTAATATAATCATACCCTTCACCTGAAATGTGATATAACCCATTATCTATGATAGGTTCACCATAATTATTAATAATTATATCTTCACTGTTAATATTTTCTACAATTTTAAATTCATCTTTCAATAAATCAAATGCCTCTTTTTGGAAATCTAACATAAAAATATCGTCTTTATATGATGGATTTAAACTAAAATATAAATTATATGGTTTTTTTAAGTTCCCATTATATAATTCTTTATTTTGTTCTAATTTACCACCGCCACCGACACCGTTTATACCCCCATTTTGTATGTGTCTTAAACCAGAAATCATGTAAATAAACCAATGGTAAATAAAAATAGACCCTCTATTTTCTATATGGAATACAACTCTACTCATATTTAAATTTCATTTTTACTAATAAATCTATTTTCTTCTGAAGTTTGTAGATTTAATTTATACTTATCTATTATTCTTAATAAATCATCTTTTAAATCATAATAATAATCTAAATTAAGTAATTTACCTTTTACTGTTATATGTAAAAAATTTAAGTCTGAAGAAAAAACAAACCCTCTATGATAAACTAAATTTATTTTTTCAGATTTTTGTAACCCATAAAATTTAAAATTATCGTTAACAAATTTTTGAACATTATCATTAGTTTCAAAAGAAGGATAGGTTTCATCAGGAAATGATTCACATAATCTTAACAAAGAAGTTTTTTTATATAAAGAAGGTGCATAATCATATGGTGTAAAAAAATGATTGTCAGTTATGTTATTTATACTCGTTAAAATAAAACTATCTTTTTCTAAAATTTCTTTACTTTTATTGAATACACCAAAACTTATCCTATCTAAATTATTTTCTTTCATAATACTTAAATAGTTAGAAACGGCTTTCTCATCAATATTAATAATCACATCAACATCACTAAATAACATAATATACTCATCATCAATATTTTTTAATATTTCTATTAATCTTCTAACATAATTTAAAGTACCATCATATATAAAAGTATCGTGTTTAAATATATACCCATTTAAATTATCAGTACATAACAAAATATTTTTACTTTCATAATCATTAATTATATCCCACAAATGTGAATAATTACTATTCGAAATTATTATTTTTTTCATAATTTATACATATTTTAACCATTCATTACCTGTTTGAAATTGTGATATATCTTTACCATCATTATCTGTGGTAAATCCAATATCTTTAATATACTCACTAACACAACAAGAACACTTAGGAGTATTATTAGTCCCCCCCAAATCTGTGTGACAACACCAACAATTATTATGTCCGTCCATTCTAACATGTGTTAAAAACCCCTCACTTATACCAATTCTTAACCCTAAATCGCCCCATATTTTATCCATATTAGGTTCAATGTGTGGATCACCATTAGAGTATTTTAAAATTATTTCATTAAAAAATTTTTTTGAAGTAATAAAACAATTATTACTATAACCACAAAATTTAGAATCTATAATATACATTTTAGGGTTATCATTATATTTTTTAATGTAATTTGAAAATTTTATTTCAGGATTTTCAGTATAATAACACGCATAATCTATTTTACTTATATCAGACATTTCATTATTATATTTATGTTTAGTAGTTATAGGGTGACCAGGTATTTTTAAACTTCTTATACGAATCAAATCAATTTTATCTTCATTAATAAGTTTCTCTGAATAATTAATAATTTTTATAACTTCTTCCTCACTTGTATGTATTCTAAAATCATTTTCAGTCCATAAAACACACTCATATTTAGATTCTTTAAAAACCCTTTTCATACCACCTAACATCATACTATTATAGTCTTCTAAATAGTATTTTACACCATAAAAATCACAAACATTAATTTCCTCACCAACATTATCAGATGGTTGTAGTACACAAAAAACATCGTCAGAAATATTTAATAACCCATAATGTTTATAAGATAATAATGTATTTTTAAGAGTAATAGGTGAATTATGTGATAGTATACCTACAGATACCATTATTTTAGTTTTATATATACGTTATTTTACTTTGCTCAATACCTTCTGGTACTACCCTATATATATCACCAAACCTATTTAATTTATTATAGTTAAACCATCTTTTTGGTCCAATAATTAATTTTTGATTTTCATTCAAATAAGATGTCCACCAAGAAAAAGATGAGTTAGACATTATCATATATTTACATTTACTTAAAATATAAAAATCAGTAAATTCATCATTACTAATATATTCTTCATTAGGATATATGGACTTACAATATTCAATATCATCTGTAACAAATAGAAACTTTATATCTTTTTTGTTTTCTAAAATATTATTTTTAGCGTAATCATAATATTCTTTAGGTAAAACCCAATCTATTTCTTTATAGTCACCACCTCTTAAATGAATGTAGCAATAGTCATCAACATCGTACTTCTTTAATATATCTTCTGATTTTTCATCATATTCTAATTTAAAGTCATTTTTAATAATTCCTTCTATATCTTTAAAATAAAAATCAGATTGGAAAAATCCACTAATTAGTGTATTATCAGAAATATTAAATATTTCGTGATGTATATCTTCTGATTTTTGATAAAACACATTAGTTACTACCTTATTATCTACACCCAAATCACATTTTAAATTAAGTTGACTAACCCCCAAAAAATCTCTAGGTATGTGATAATCATACCCATTTTTTAATGCTATTGATTTACAAACTGCATATTGAAATAGTTGATTACCTAATCTACCACCTCTTTCATTCATTTGTATACTAATCATTTTTAAAAATTGTATCGTTAAAATTATTTAAATTATCTATATATCTATTATATGTATTAGCAACACTACCTTTCCAAGGGGCTGACCAATGACAATAATGTGAGACTATTGTGTTAGAATCCTGATCACCAAAGTATGAAACATATTTATTAGGTATTTGTACCCATCTATCTAAAAATAATAAATTTAAAATTGGTTGATCAGTACCTTCAGTTAACCCAACATGATAATTTATTTTCTTAAATCTTTCTCGTAATTTTTCTAATTCATCAACAGTAGATTCATCAATTAATTTTGTATTGAAATACATAAATGCCGAATTAAAACAATATTTTTGAACATCAAAGTTTTCATCTAGATCCCCCAACGATTCTGTATCCATATTTGTGTTAAAATGTTTTCCATTAATTTGATCCGATAAACCACCACAATACCACATACTAAATAAATCTCTAACTGTGTTTTTTTCTCCATCACAATACATATCAACCTCATCTAAATTTTGTATTTTACTTAATGATTCATTAATTAAAATATCACAATCTAAGTACATTACTTTTTTCCATTGTTTAAAAAATGAGTCAAAAACACTAAATTTAACATAAAATGGGTTAGACATATTTATTTGTTTGACATAAATACCTTTATCCACAAATTCTCTATATTCTTCTTCAACCATATTTGTTAATAAACAATAATCTCCATCCCATTGACCTTCTTTTTTAATGTTAACAAATAAAGATTTGGCATGTTCTTTATAATTTTTATCTGCCACTAATACAACTACTTCATTTTTCATATTATTTTATTTTATTTAATTTATTAATTATTTTTAAAGAACAGTTTTTATAGTCAAAATATTCGTTATATATATTATTACCATTCTCCCTCAAAATTTTTATGTGTTCACTATCTAACGATTCTAAAATATTTGGTATTTTTTCTATTTGACTTTCATGTATTTTAATACCAATATCCTCAAAATTAAATTCATCATACCAAGGAGTCCAATCTTTATCATAAATATATACAGGTATAGATCCTTGTTGGAGGGATTCACAAATTCTAAATGATGTTGCCCCATACCCTCTAGGGCATAAACTAAATACACTTCTTTCCATTTTATCTACAAATTGTTCATAACTAATTTTTGATAAAACTATATCAAAACCAGATACGTGTCTGAGAGTTTCAGTCATTTTATTTCTTAATGGGTGAGTATTTGAACCGATAAAACTACACAATATATCCCTTTCTCTATTAATGTCAATATTGTTTCTAGGTTGACAAACTAAGGGTATTGGGTAACCTATATTTTTTTCTGGTACAATTTTTTGTCCTCCACCACCAGAACAAAATACTATAATATCTAAATCTTCTATGTTTTGTAAAATACCGTCATCATACTGTAAAACAGTAAAATATTTTTTACTTCTATCTAAATTATTTAAAAACGTTTGAACGTCATCCATATTGGAGTTTCCGTAATTTCTACTTATATACAGATTAGTCCATAATATAGGTATATATTCTCTTTCTGTTATAATGTTATTATTAACATAGAAATCATAAAAATACTCCTCATATATTTGATGGTTATTAGGGGGGTATGTATGATTAGTTCTTATAAATAAATTTTGTGGGATTTCTACCATATTATAAATGTTTAAGTCTATTTATTATTTCTTTTGTATTATTATTACATAATGAACGATTATTCAGATACCAACTATTTTCATGTTGTCTATGGAAATAATTTAAACCGCCTACTATTTTTATTCTATTATTTGATTTAATCCATAAATAAGAAAAATAAAAAGCATCATTTGTTTGTAAATCATATTCTATAGTTTCTCTCAAAAACGAATTTATATAGGTATCTCTATTAACTAAAAAATTACCAGTATTTAGGGCGGTAGTTATTTCTGGTTTATCTAAAAATAATTTAATATTATCAATAGAGTATTCATAATCTTTATAATTAGAGAAATCGGAAATTAAATCACCATTAAAATGCAATAATTTTTCTGGTATATACAATGTGTTTTTATCTTTACCTATATTTTTAATAGTGTCAATATAATTGTCATTTAATTTATTATCAGAATCTAAAAGTATTACCCATTCGTTTTTAGAATGTTTTACCGCTTCTAATTTATTCATTAATGGTTTTAAATTAGACTCATTCCTATATAATTTTATTTTATCACTTTTTAACTCATCTAACTTATTTTTAAGATTATTAAAAAGTGTGTCCTCTGAACAATCGTCAACTATCACTATCTCATCTATTAATTCATTATCTAAAACAGATGAAAAAGAATCTATTACTAAATCTAATCTATTGTAAGTTGTAATCGCTATTGTAAACATATCTATTTTAATTTTATTGCCAAGTAGTAGTGAATAAGTGTATACAAAATGTATTGTCAGTTTTAAAAGATTCAATATAATTTATATCATTTTCATTTAAACTTCTTATACTATGTCTTTCTGCACCAGGAAATGGATAAAAATAATCACCTTTTAATATTTTAATATCATATTCCCATTTATTATCATTAATTAATTTTGTTAAATAATAAGGCCCAGTTTCATTCATAACTCTATTAATTTCATGTCTCTTTATTGGTTCATTATTTAATATGTCATTTAAAAACTTTTCACATATTTTGTTTTTTGGGGTGGATCCGACTATACTATTCCATACTTCATTAGGGTTATTTTTATCAGTTCCAGCAAAAAAATCATATTCTAATAATTCATCAAAAGACTTTATCTGTAAAAAATCGTAATCCATATAAATACCACCATACTTATACAATAATTCAAATCTAAGAATGTCGGATTTAGATCCTAAATTTTCTGTTTCATCAAATAACCTTTGATTAATCAATTCAAAATTAATGTTGTTATCGTTCCATTCTATAACATCGTAATTTTTATTTTTTTCTTTTATTTTTTCTAATAAAAAATTAAATTTTTTAGGTTTTTCACCCCCTAACCATATTAAATGGATTTTTTTAGGTATTTTATTTTCCATATGTAAGTTTTTCAAATATTATATCGTCAGCAACTAAATAGTTTTTACTTATCTCATAGTTTTCTAAAATATATTTTTTTCTTTCATCATAATATTTCTTATCAATATCCTTTAAAATATCTTTTAAATCATCAATATTATTGAAAACTATAATCCCTTTTTCGTTGAAAAAATTACCTATTGATGGGCATCCCCAATAAATAGGGATAGTACCTGTGATAAAACAATCGATTAATTTTTCTGAAAAATAAAAATCTTTTTTACAATTTTCTATTGTAATAGAAAACATATATTCTTTTAACGCCTCAGATTTATTTATGATAGGTTTATATCCTGAACCATAAAAGTCAATACCATTTATTTGATTTGATATATCATGCCTCAATTTATGTCCCACTAAATGTTTTTTATTAGAATAAATCATGGAAATTAATTTATTCTTTTCAGTTATAAATCTCTCATTTTCATTTATCCAACAACCACCTAAAGGGATAAGAACAAATTTTTCTGAAATGTTTAATAATTCCACATCAAACGTGAATATACCCTCAAAAAGATTAAAATTATTTTTTGCATATTCATAATATTGTGGAGTTACTAATGGTGATTCTACTAACCACCCATAAACTTTTTTATTAGGTAATTTTTCTACCAAAGTTAAATCGGTTATTACCACAATTTGATTGTCATCTAAAATAGTATCTCTATCCCATAAAAAATTTTTAGGTGAATTATACCAACTAGAAGACGAAGCGTGTGAAAAAAAATTATCAATTATATTTAATTTTTCTATGTTCATCCTTTAATATAAAAAGCGTCTCCCCAAGTACCTCCTGCCCATGTAGTTTCTACTCTATTAAAACCATAAGAACCTAAATACGAATCTAACTCTTCTATCTTAGCACAACCCTTATATAATTCAGCCCTATTAACCTCAGTCATTACATAATCAATAGTATTAAGGTATTCTGATCCACCTTTGAATACTTCTAATTCATAACCCTGTACATCTATATTAATAAAATTAAATTTTTCTTTATGTTCAATAAATTTATCTAATTTAGTCATTTTTACAGTTTCTTTACCATCAAACTGTATCGATGGATGTTGTACTAAATGATAATCAGGTTCTAAAACTGAACTAGATTGTCCTTCATTTATAGTTTCAGTGAACATCTCAACTTCACCTTCTTTATTACCTAATGCAGTATTTATTAATATTGCCTTATCCCCAACATTTTCTTTGAGTCTGTTAAATGTGTTTTTTATTGGCTCAAAAAACATAACATTTTTAATACCTAATCTTTCATAAGTTTGAAATTCTTGCCCAATATGTGCACCAATATGTAAAACACCTTTAATTTTTAAATCATATTTTTCTTTTAAACTATCTAAATTTAACAACATAAAAATTATTTTTTTTTATTATTTAATATATAATTATCGTAAAATTTTTTAAAAAGTAAACGTTATTTATTTTAAAAACCCATTGTCATAAATAACATTAATTTTTTCCCATTCGGGTTCATAAATGTCTTCATATTTTTTTTCACCATTAGGTCCAAACCAAATAGATGGTACACATACTTTTTTGTCTTTATTTTTGTTTAAGTATGATCCCCACCAAGAAAAAGATGAATTAGACATAATATTATGATTACATAAACTAATTGCCCATAAATCTTCATAATCATCTAAATCAGTAACAATAGTACATTTGTCGTAATCTAAATTTTTTTCTGCCCAATCCTTGTCGTTGGTAAAAACAAAAACATTAGAGTGATTACCAATATATTTAAGGGATTTATCTATATAACTTTTTTCTATAACAGGTAATATATCAGACACAGTTAAATAATCACCTCTTCTGATATGAATAGATACTGAATTTTTTTCAAATATTAATGGGTATAAAGTCATCAACTTTTGTTTAAACTCTTCAGTTGGTAGAAATAGGTTTTTTATATTCTCACTATAAATCTTAAAATTTTTACTACTTTGGAAGTACCCATAAAACATTATTGATATATCATAATCGTATTTCAGATCACTATAATCCCAACTAATCTCATTAACCCTTTTTAGTGGGTTAATATTTTCTTTAAAATCAATATTTCTAAAAATATTATCTACATAGTTAATAGTTTGATTACCTTCCATAGGAAGAAATGAGAAAGGTTTAAAAAAGACAGGTGTATTATGGATATACCCTTCTGTTTTGGCTTTAGCAATTTGAAACATTTGATTTCCTAGCCCACCCATTAAATATGAAGTTATAAAATTTTCCATATTAAAATAACCATTTATAATTAACATTTTTATTTTGTATATCACTAAAACTTTCTCTTTGTAATGCAATACTAGGGTTAAACCCGTAACAATTATAAGATTTTTGTATATCAGCGTAATATACGTCTATCGGTTTTCCCCTTATACTTATTAAATCCAATATTAAGTCATATATAGTATTGTTTATAACCACACAATGTATCCCATATGTTTCATTTAATTTTATAATTTTTTCATTTAAAAAATTAATTTGTTTACCCATATGTTTATTATGGTTACCACCAAAATATATCATATCCCAATCCTCTGGTACTGATGACATATATTGTTCTAAATTTAATATTTCTTCAGTAAATTCTATATCGTCTTCTATTATTAATATATTTTTATAACCTTTTTCTTTAGCCTCATTAATGATGTTAATGTGGGTAGTTAAAATACCTAATTCCCCATTATTTATTATGGTGTCATTAATTAATGTATTACCATCTACGGCAGAAAAACGAGTAACACTATCAGACAATTCCCACTTACTTAATTCTAATAATGTTTCATCCCACCTATCTTTTCTACGATCTAGATTTATACAATAAATTTTATCAAAGTAATTTTTCATTTTAAATATATTTTTTTAATATTTCCGATTTATATTTTACTATATCATTTAATACAACATCACCTGAATTTTTTATATTTTCATATAATTCTTCTAACACTAAGGAATCACTATTAGATTGTATTTCGTGATGTAAATGTAATAATTCATTTTTAGGATTGTCTACAGAATGAATTTTTTCTAAAGTTTCAATTTTATTCCAAAAAAATATATCTTCTGGTGACCAACCATAAAATAACTCAGGGTCATAACCACCAACATTAAAGAATAAATTTTTATTAACGAATATAGATCCACCAGGTGCACCATAATTACCTACTCTTAATTCTTCCAAATTAATATCATTAATACTTATTTCATTATTTAATAAATTTCGTGTTTGTTGTTCACTTAAATAGAGTACTCTACGGTTATAAAATGTTTGTAAACATTCTGATTTTTTAGATTCTTTATTATCTATTAAATTTAAAAAAAAATTATCATAAACTAAACAGTCCAAATCATGAAATAAAAAATAATTAGAATTTTTATTTAATAATGCGCCAATATTATGACATAAACATTTATTGAATTTGTTTTCTAAACTATTAATCCAATAATATCCTATCCCATAACTCTTACAAATTTCATAATATTCTCTATTTGTTGAATGTTCAACAATAGTGATATTAATTTTTAAATTTGTTTTTTCTATTGCAGATTTTAAATGTGACAAAGATACATCAACAAAGTCAATTCTACCTCTAACAGGTATTATTATACTAATATCAAACTTTTTATATGGTTTTTTATTTTTAATTTCTCTATAAAAAACATCAAATCTATTAGTATCTATTATATTTTTAATATCAGAAAAAATCATATTTCAAGAACTCTTCTATTATCTTCAATTTTATTTTGGATGTCACTATAACTAACTCTTTGTAGTGCAATATTTGGGTAAAAGGAATATACATTTAATTCTTTTTGTAAATCACTATAATACACATCAATAGGATTGTCACAACCTTTAATTAGATTTAAACACTTATCATAGGTAGTACTTTTGAATGCAACACAATGTGTGGTATATGTTTTACTACATTTAATTATATTATCATTTATTTTGTTTATCTGTTCACCTATGTGAGTGTTATGGTTACCACCAAAATAAAGAATGTCCCAATCACTTGGGACTAATGACATATACTTATCTAAATTTTTTATTTCTTCGGTAAATTCTATATCATCTTCTAATATTAGAATATTTTTATATTTTTTATTTTTGGCTAATTGTAATATTTTTATATGTGTTTTTAATAAACCTAATTCACCCGAATTTACCCTAAATTTTTTGTTGTCGTAAGTTAATTTACTACCATCAATACCTAAAAATCTATTGACACCACTAAATAAATCCCATTTTTTAAGTTCTGTTACTGTTTCTGACCATCTATCTTTTCGTTTTTCTAGATTGATACAGAAAACTTTATCAAAATAATTTTTTAAACTCATACAATTATTTTATTATCTATTATTTCAAAGTTCTTATCTATTATTCTAAAATATAATTCTTGTTGGTTTTTATTTGCATTGGTGGATACTGTGCCATCATTTTCATGATGGAAATAAATAAATAATGGTTTTGGGATTCGTTTACCCACATATCCAAGTTTCATCATCCTTAACCACATATCATAATCTTCCCACCCATTTAAATCTTCGTCATAACCATTAACTTTTTCAAAAGATTCTCTATGAAACATTGAACAATTTACTATAAAAGGTCCTTTTACCAATCTTTCTTTACTCCATTCGGGTCTTTGTTCTATTCCCTGAACTTGACCAACGTGATGGGTATCACAATAAACAGGACTAATATTTTTATCTTTAGAAAGTATATTCACACATGACTTAATATATCCATCTAATATCATATCATCAGAATCTAATGGTAAAATATATTGCCCTTTAGAATGTTTAAACGCCTCGTTTCTGGCGGATGAAGGTCCACCATTTTCTTTATAAATAACTTTAATTCTATCGACACCCTCTAATTCTTTAAGTTTATGTTTTACGAATTCATCCGTAGAACCGTCATCAACTAAAATAATTTCAAAATTAGTGTAATCTTGATTAAATACTGAATTAAGTGTCTGATTTATTCTATTCCCATAATTATATATCGGCATTAGAATAGACACTAAAGGTTCTTTATCTTTTATTTTTTTAATATTATAGGTATATGGGACTATTTTAGGTAGATTTTCTTTATGTTTTTCTACAAATTGTAGTCTATTATCTTCCCATTGTTGATTAGTTTGACCAATAGATAAATGAGTTATTGCAATATCTGAAATTACACCTATTTTAACCCCACTTAAAAAATTAGTAAAACAAAAATCTACTTCATATAAATGGAATCCTTTGATACTTTCATCAAATGAGGTTTTTATCTTAGTTTTATTCACCACAAAAAATAAACCATCCACAATAACGGTTTCCTCAATCTTATTACCAAAAGATTCATTGTACTTAGATAACCATTTTTTACCTTCGTGTTGATGATAAACTTGTCCTACTACCTCAGTCATACCATAATCCCACCATCTTCCTGATGAAGGCATATATTTAGTACCTGCCTTACCGATAATCCCATAATCGGAATTCCTTTTAAAATGATTTAATAATTTTTTACCCCAATTATTAGACTCAAAGATAATATCATGGTGTAAAAAAACTACGATATCATTTTTGGCTTTCTTTAACCCCTTATTATATATTTCAGTTAATGAGAATTCACCGTTATTTTTATATCCTAAAAATTCAATCTTATTATGTAAACCCGAAGTTTTTTTTATGTGTTCTTCATGTGATTTTAAATCATATTGTGATGAACAGACAACAGTTATACCGTTTGTTATATTTCTTTCCATGATACAAAGATAGTGATAAATAAATAAATAATAAATGCTAATATTAAATATTTGACACTTTATGGTTTTATTAGTATATTTATATGTATAAACATAATCATATGGAGTGGAAACAGAATGAAATAATTTTTTTAAAAGATAATTACCATATATTGGGTCGAGCCGAATGTCAATGTGATTCTATTGTGTTGCCCTACATGTCGCTCGAATAGGCAAACCGAATGCGACAGGCTATTAAAAAAGTTATTGTTAATGATAAAATATTTGATAGCGCTAAAGAAGCATCTTTATTTTTTAATTTATCTATTAGTTGTGTCTATTATAGGTGTAAAAAGAAAATTAAAAATTGGTCTTGGTTTAATTAATACCTGTAGAACCATAACCACCATCCCCTCTTTCTGTGTTTACATCTATTTCATCTACTTTTGAGAAGTTCACAATATTCTTAGATATAACGTTAGAAATAACACCTTGCGCTATTCTATCACCATTATTAATTATAAAATCATTATCACTATGATTTATTAATATAACACCTATCTCACCTCTATAATCTGAATCTATTGTTCCGGGAGAATTTAATACTGCTACACCATGTTTCGCAGAAAGACTACTACGTGATCTAACCTGTATTTCTAAATTCTCAGGAATTTCAAAATATAAACCAGTAGGTACTATTTTTATTGTATGTGGATTCAATATCATTGGTGTATCTAAATAAGCTCTTAAGTCAAAACCAGAAGAACCAGAAGTAGCGTATTCAGGGTCAGGATTATTTGAATTATTCGTATATTTAATTTTTATTTTAAAATCAAAGTTTGTATCCGAAAAAGAAAAATTAGATTCGTCCATATTTTCAGTTTCATTAAAACTTTCTATTTGTTCCAATAAACTCTTTAGTTCATTTAATTCATTAAGTTCTCTTTCAAAATCTTCCATTTATTTCTTTTTACATTCAATTATTGCGAGTTCATTCGCCAATCTTAATATGGTTGATAATGTACTCCCATACCATTTAGATTGTTTATCGTCATCAGTCTTATCATAATTAAGTATTGACTGATATTCTTCATCAGATAATTCAACACCATATCTTAATGAATAATATGCGGATCTTTCTCCCACTCTCATAGAAACTAAATCCTCATTAAAGTCATACATTTTACCTTGATTCTTTCTGTGCCACTCAGATTCACAGAATTTATATAATTTGACTTTACCTAATTGGTGTAAGAAACAAACTTTAATTAACGATTTCTTATCTACCCTTTGTGATTCAGGTAAAATATCGTTTAAATTAATTCCGTATTTAGTTACAGATAAAATATAATCTATTAACCCACCAGGAAAAGAGTTATACATACTTTCCATATTAGATGCCGGTGCACTATATAAATCTTCACCCAAAAACTCTAATAAATTTTCAGGTAGGATATTATAGGTTTCATTAGTTTTATTAAACTTTTCCTTATTTTTTAATATTTTTTCTTTCAAACTCATGATTTAAATAGTTTATTATAATAATAAAAAAATTATTTCGATAAGTCAACTTCTACTACTTTTTTTTCCTCTACCAATTTAATATATAAGTCTCTTCTTTTCTCACATACTGATCTCATATCATATGTTCCATTCACGGTATTGTATAAATTCTCACCTAATTTTGTGATTAGATCTGGATTAAGAATTAATCTCTTAAGATGTGAATACCACAATTTATGATTTTTAATTGTAGGTACTAATAAACCATTACCATCTTCATTAATATCACCACCTTTTCCATATGCGTTTTTAATGTCTATTTGATAAGGACCGAAATCTTGTGCGATTATCGCCTTCTTATGGAATCCCGATTCAATAACTTTAAGTTGGGATTTGACTTTATTAAATGTACTTTCTTTAAGTGGGGCGAGAGATATATCAAATAAATTGTAATTTGACGCATAAGAAGTAATAGGTTTAGTCCACACTCTTCTATATGGCTCATTATGTACATTCTCATATTCTTTATTTTCAAAAGACAATAAGAATTTTTTATAATCTTCACTTATTATATTATAATCATCAGTAAAAATCTTTTCGTATTGATACCATACAGATTCTTTTGGTTTAATCGGTCTTTGTTTTTGTTCACCTGTTTTTGGATCTATCATGGTCATAGTACCTCTTAAATCATAACCACATAAAACAAATTGTACTTTATCTAATAAATTATCTGACTTAAGTTTAGACATTAAACCTCTTAGTATTTCCAAATCCTTCATGTGTGAAGAACCTCCTAACCACCCAATTCGAATTCTATCACTTTTCTCAGGGTTACTCTGATATTGTTTTTCTTCAGTATTAATTGCGTTTGGTAATACAAATACATTCTTATTTAATTTAGAAATCTCATCTGCAAATACTGAAGTTGTGGTTGTGACATTTCTAGATACTTTGATATTATTTGCAATCTTCTTATCTAAATCGTTTTGTTTGATGATTTGCCACGCTGGGTGATCTGGTCCAGGTGACCAATGATCATCAATGTCCATAACTGTTGCAACACCTAATTCATCACATCTTTCTAATAATTTTGGTAGATTGTCGTAATCACCTAATGTTCTATGATAATGAATTAAATCATATTGTTTAAGATAGTTATCGTCATTTAATTGTGGTTCGTAATCAATATCCACATGAAACTCATTAGGGAAGTATTCCCCTAATTTAATATGTGGTATTGTAGATCTGTAATAAGAAACTCCTGTTCTGTCACTAGGTACTACCAATACCTTTATTTTGTGACTGACTGGGGTGATAATGTTTTTAATTTTATTCATAATTTTTTATTATCTCAAATATTATAGAGTTATTTTTTTTGTAATCGGTTGCCCATATTACTTCACAATTATAATCTTATTTTTTCACTAAGTAAAGTTTATAAAAAGAAAGAAGAATTTTCTAAATATATTAAATAACTAAAAATAACTCATTCGTCTATTTTTTTAAGAAACACCTAAAATAAAAAAAACCCTCCGAAGAGGGTTCTTTTTATTTTCTTTTTTTATTTGGTAGTGGTTTTAATGTTCCACCGAATATAGTATCACCTATTTTAATTTTAATGTCTTCAGTGACTAAAGATTTATCTAAATATTCTTCTACTACTGATCTTACAACATCTTCTATTTCTTCTCTAACAATTTGTCTAATATTATCTACGTCAATATTCTTAGGTGTTGTTTGTGTCATAGGTTTTTGTGTGGGTACACTTTCATTTACTAATTCCACAACATCATCCAACTCAAATGTATGGTAAGGTGTTTCAGGTATATGTATTGGGTTGTCTATCATCGCTTGTTTTATAAAATCAGGCATTTTAGATTTTTCTAAATTCCTATATCTACCATTTTGTGGTGCAACACTATTAGTGGAAGTTTTTTTATTCTTATTAATATAGTTTTCTGTTAAATTAGGTATTTCTTTTTCTTGGCTAGAAAACATATTTGCCCCGCCACTATTCATATTTGTGGAACCATGATTTTCTTCCGTCTTTTGCATTACCGCTTTAGACCTACTTAATATTTCTACTAATCTATTACTCATAACTTTTTAATCAAATTTAATTATATTATATATCTGTATCATATCTTTATCACCGTTAGGATTGAATAAAGGTTTTGGTTCATAAAATTGACCCCCTAATTTTCTTAAACCATTCATCCTATCAACTCTAAACAATTTCCATCCTGGTTGTATTGTCTTAGTGTCACCACCTAACTGATAAACCCTTACCACATCATTACCCGCAGTAGATTTACCATAACAATAGATTTGTACCCATCTTTTACCTTTACCACCAGGATCCTCACCATCGTCATAATAAACTTCTGCGATGCGTTTACCATTCATACAATCCATAATTGTATTTCTTCCCGCAACTTCAAGTATAAGACTTTTCGCTAAGTTGTAAAGAGTCATCTTTTATTTTATTAGAATACGTTAGGTGTATCGTTATTGTTATTGATATAGTTTAAGTAAGTTTTGTTCGGTCCGTAACCTTTAGGTCCTAAAGTAGTATCGTATTTTGCTTCATTACTAGCAATTAGTTGATTTCTACCACTACCAGGATAAATAGGATTACCTTTGATGTCGATTTCATTACCACCTTTGACTGTGTTTAACTGATCGCTATTACCACCAGTACCCCTACCTTTGTTGTCTCCATCAGATAATGCGTTAGGGTGTGTCTCACCATATTTTTTACCATCACTATTTAAATAAGTGTTTTTAATTACATTCTCAACTCTAAATTGATCCCCTAATTCCGATAATTTTGTTTTGTTCATAATTTTTATATTTTAGATTCGTATATTATTAAATTTTTAATTCTTTTAACCTCTTCTGTCATACCCATTGGTTCGTATATTGGTTTACCTCTTTTAATTTGTCCCGATATATCTTTCGCCATATTAGGTATTGAAAAAGTAGATTTATTTCTAATACTATTATTATTATCTTTTTCGTGATTTTTAATAAATTGATTAGTTAAACCAGTATCGTTTTTTATTTTCTTTGGTGCTTTTATCGCCTCCCTTTCTCTGTTTAAAGTACCATCTATCCAATTGTGCATTGTCTTACCACCATGTAATTTATACTCAATATCGTTGTGATCACCGTCAAAGTTATCAAACCAACTTTTAATAGTTTTCATATGGTTATATTTTAAATTATTATCTTCTAAAATACTCTTCGCCCTTTTATAACCTTCAGTAGTATTATTAGATTTAATATTTTCTTTCTGTAAAGTTTCATACGTCTTAACTGCGTTACGTATTTCGTTAAGGGCGTAATCAGGTACTCTCCAAGATTTACCTTTTAATTTACTATTACCACCTTTATTCTCCTTTCTCTTCGCCATATTTCAATTTGTCCCCGATAAGTTCTCTATATCTCTCATCCATACTATAAATATCTACATTACTAATAAGGTGATTTAAAACTATAGATAATTCATCACCTTTTAAATTTTCTTTCTTAATTAAATCTAAAAGACTATTTAATTTACGAATAACCATAGGTTTTTCATGTACATCTTTTAATTCAGACACATCGGGTATTCTAATCTCATCACCCACAATATCTTGTTCTCTCATTTTTTTTACAAAATCATTAGAAGAATTTTTTTTTCTCAACATAATTTCATCCACCAAAGACTTCATATTTTCCTCACCCTCAAATAAATCAAAATCAAATTTTGTGTCATAATCTAAAGAATGTCCTCTCCACTTATCTACAGGTAAATCATCATATATTGGATCGGCGGGTTTATTATACTGTGATCTAATATCTCTATCCGATAACTTTCTAGAGTCTCTTATTTTTTTATCTTCAATATCTCTACCATATTTTTTTGTTGGTACTACATTTAATTCGTCATAGTAATCATTTTCTTCATTATCTAAATCTACGATATCACCATCAAAAACTTCAAACTCATTATAATTATCATCTTCGTCACCATAAACATCTAAATCAAACATATCATCCTCTTCATTAACCACATAAGAGTAATTTACCCCGTAATAAGGTCCTCCATATATAAAATATGCTTCAGGTCCTTGTGTAGAATTTCGTACAAAGTCATCTGAAGTTTTTTTAGATTTGATATGGTTTCTATTTTGTACATAATTATTAGTCGCACTTATCATTGAACCATTTTTATTGACTAATTCTTGAATACTATTAGATTTCATATATTTACTAATATCAGATTTCTTAAAAGTTTTTTTCATAATAAAAGTTTTATTATATAAATATAACAGAAATCTAAATATTTATTTTAAAATGGAGATATGTCAATAAATAAATTTACTACATTACAAGATTTAGCAAGACAGGCAAAAATATTAAGTGGTGAAACTGCCACTTTTGATGGTAAGATTCAGGTTGGCGTCCCATTCAGTGGGTATCCGACAGGTGTAGACACAGGAACAACAGTGTCTTTAGGTATTGTTTCTTCTGAAAATGCGGTATTTAGCGGTAATGTACTAACATCTATTTTTGATGTGTCTAACACTGGTTCAACAAACTATAGCCCCATATTTAGTGGATATTCTGGAAGTGTATGGACAAATACATTGTTTAGTGGTAACACATCAGGTTTAACATTACCTATCACACCATTAAGTGCGGATACACAAATAGTTGGACCTTTTTGGTATTTAACCCAAACAGGAATGACGGGAGATTATGTTATCGGTACTCAATACACGGGATATAGTGTTACATATTCATTTTTTAATGTTACCCAAATAGGTACAGGATTAACATACTCAGGTTTTACATCCGCATCTCAAGAAAACTTTTCTGCCGGTACGTTAGATTATAAAGGTCCTTTAGATTACATTTCCTCAAAAGAAGATGCATCGGTAGAGGGAAGATTAACTACAAATAATATAACTATTAGTAATGGGGCATCCGCATCTACGATAGGGTATGTTTTGACACAAACTAATGAAAATGGGGCAGGGGAATGGTTACCCAATAGAAGAACTACTACAGTAAATGCCGTTACCAACCCGGTCGTTAATGATGTAGAGGTTGTGTTTTATGGTTCTTCTAGTTCAGGTGGGACAATAACCTTTAATAGTGATATGATTGTATCGGGTAAAGAAGTAATATTAATTAGGGTATCGACAACTAATGTCGCCGGTATTGCGAGTGCAGGCGGGGCGTTGATAAACGGTAGCGTGAATCCAGTTGCCCTACCCACCTCACTTTATTCCACAGTGTCCTGTATAAGTGATGGTACTAACTGGTACTGTAGTAGTGGAACAACAATTTAAATATGAGTAACATATACCAACATAATTTCGACAATTGTATGAAAATGAGATTAAGTAATAGTGATTACTGGGACTTATTTCTTTGTAACAATTGTACAGATGAACAAAATAATAATCAAATATTAGATGATTGTATATTAGTAGATATCGATATTAACAACGATAATTCTTTTTCCGGCAATACATTATATAGTTTAACAACATGGACAGGTGCAACAATTAATGGTAGTGGTATAACTTTAAATGATATTGGGTTAACTGGAATTGATAATGGTTTTATTTTATATGATTGTACAGGATCAACAAGTGGACAAACTTTCTTATCTGCGTTCACAGGATCAACCTTATCGTTAACATCCGGAGATACAAGATTCTCTATGTCTAGAGTTACTGGATGTACTTATGAATACCCAATAGAAATATTATCAGGATTGACAGAAGGTAGATACGCTAATTTATGTGGTGGATTCTATCAAGGTTTCTTTAAGTTATCAGATAAAACATATTTCGAAGAAATAACAGATAATAAATTTACTTGGCCCTTAGAATGGTTTAATTGCCCACCTGTGTGTACAGGTGATACAACAGTACCATCGGGACAAACATGTGACTTAAACCCTAATTTGGCGTACCAATGTTATAATGATGGAAAACCTATTCCTTACAACTACGAAATACTTCCTAAAAGATTAGGTGGTATGGGTGGTGAACTTAAAACGTGTTTAGATGGATGGACTGCCACATTTATGTTAAATAAAAGTTCTGAATCTTGTACGGGTAATACATTAAATAATTTGTACCCTAATAATAAAGGTTTCTTCTTTTATATGGGTACTAGATCAGAAAATAAGTTTTGGGATTTATTTAGTGGTGAAACAGGGTATACAACCTCATCAGGTTATCCTTTACCACCACCAAAAGTAACTACAACTGAATTAAATAATAACCCATTCTTAGTTTATCAACCCGCAGGATGTTGTTGTTTTACTGGGATAACAACAGAAACAACACAAGAAAAAGATCGGAATATAGATTTGTTAGATAACGCATTAGGATTTTTAATTAAAGATGATGGTAGTATTGGTTTTAGGAGAGTAAATTTAACGAGTATATGTTCTGCAGTTACAGAAACTTATACCGTTGATTGTAACGAACAGTGTGGTTGTGGATGTAGTAGTGAAGATGGAATAAAGACAGGTATTACTACAACCACAAAATATTTGACTGGTTTAACCATAAATGAATGTTACAGTGATATTAATTTAATTAATGAAGATGAATGGACACATGTCACCATTAGATTTAAACCTTATGAATCATACGAAGATTGTAAATTAAATTTTATTCCTCAAAGGAAGGGAACATTAACAGTTTATATAAATGGTTTTCTTAAATGGAAGTTAGATGATTTTGATGAATTTATTTTTAAAGAACTTGACGAACATAGAGAAAAACAACAGGGTGTACCGTTTAACTATAGTTTAGGTGGTGGTACACAAGGGTTGATAGAAAGTAATACGGTAAATGGTCCAGATGTGAAAGATAGAAGTTTGTTTTTAGAACAAAATTTTAGTGGTACCTTTGAGGGGGGTATTTCCACATTTAAACTTTATGGCTGTAGTTTAGATGTAACAACCATAAGAGATGAATAAGCAACTTATATTTCTAGTTTTGGTTTGGATACTTATGAGCCACCTATTATTTTAGAGGAGGATATTCAACTAAATATTAAATAAGTCTGAGAAATATTTAATATTTTAATATATTTATAAATAAAATACACATGGAATTTTTTATAAACAAAAATAGTACATTACCAAAACTAAAAATGGAATTAGTTAATGACGGTAGAAATGATTTTCGTAATTTTTATGAAAAAATACAAAATGCTACTATAACTTTTACTATGTATGATGTAGATACAAAAGTTAAAAGAATTGCATGTTCTGCATCGAATTTAGAAATGTTAATTTCTAATAACTGTGAAAATACAGAAACACCAACATATATAATATCTTACCAATTTACAGAATTACAAACTAGTAGAGTAGGTAGATATAATGGTTATTTTACCATAACGTTTTTAGATGGGACAGGTACTCTAATTGCGCCGATTAGAGATGAACTTTATATTAATGTCCTAAATAATTGATAAATCAAAATATTTTTTTTATATTTGTATGCAAAATACAATAACAAAATAATATGCCTGCATCCGTAGAAGAAATAAGAGAATATTTAGAAGGATATGATGAACAAAAATATATTGTGGGGATTGAATCTTCTTACAGAGACAACAAAATTCATTTAATAGTTCACGACCCTGAGAATGGTAAATCTATTGAAAAACATAGACTTAAACCATTCCTATGGATGAAATCGCCAGATATGACTATATTTTATGGTGGTGATAGGAGAACATTAAAAAGTAAAATGAGGGAATATAAAATTAAATTTATTCCTTTATCTACTGAAGATGAAAATGGTGAGAATGTTTCTCGTTTAGAAAACGGATATAAATTTTTAGTACAATGTAGAGGTACGTATGGTGACTTACTTAACTTCTTTAAAGAGGGGGGTATGGGTGTTTACGATGAAGAATACAGAAGTAATTTCTTAGCGATAAGCCCTACAGAACAATTTTTAATACAAACAGGTAAAAGATTGTTTAAGGGTATGGAAGATTATAATGAAGTTCACAGACTTTCATTTGACTTAGAAACAACTGGTTTAGATCCTCACGTATGTAGAATATTTCAGATAGGTGTAAAAGACAATAGAGGATTTCAACACGTACTTTCAATAGACGGTAATGATGATGAATCCTTAGACGATAGAGAATCTGAGGCAATAGTCACATTTTTTAAAATTATTAATCACCTAAAACCATCAATTATATCAGGTTATAACTCTGAAAACTTTGACTGGTATTTCTTTGTTGTTAGATGTGAGAAGTTAGGTATTAATATAGAAAAGATTGCAAAGACATTGGGTCCAATACCATTTTATAGAAAGAAACAAACACTTAAGATGGGACCTGAGATGGAATACTATGAACAAACACATATGTGGGGTTATAACATTATGGATGTTTATCACGCAGTTCGTAGGGCACAGGCAATCAATTCGTCTATAAAACAGGCGGGTCTAAAATATATTACAAAATATTCTAATGCCGCCAAACCTAATCGAGTATACGTACAAGGTGATAAAATAGGTAAAACATACGCAGATAAAGAAAATGATTACTGGTTAAATGAAGAAAATGGTGAGTGGGGTATAATAAAAGATAATGTCTTACCTGAAGGTATTACTAAACTAAAAGGGTGTGATATCGTAGAAAGATATCTAATAGACGATTTATGGGAAACTGAAAAGGTAGATGATATCTTTAATCAGGCAACATATCTTTTATCTAAGGTATTACCTACATCATTTATGAGATCATCCACTATGGGTACTGCGGCAACTTGGAAATTACTGATGTTGGGTTGGTATTATAAGAATGGTGTTGCAATCCCTCATACATTAGATAATAGAAGATTTATCGGTGGATTATCAAAACTATTAGAAGTAGGATATAGTCAAAATGTTGTTAAATTTGACTTTGCGTCACTATACCCATCAATTCAATTAACACATAATGTTTTTACTGATTGTGATGTTATGGGGGCAATGAGAGGATTATTACAATACAACTACGACTATCGTAACAAATATAAAGAACTTAAAAACGAATATGCGGAAAAGGGAGATAAAGAGAAATCAGAATATTACGATAAAAAACAATTACCATTAAAGATTCTTAACAATGGTATGTTCGGTTCTATATCTGCACCAAACGTATTCCCATGGGGTGACACAGATATGGGTGAAAAAATTACTTGTAGTGCGAGACAATATCTTAGACATATGATACGTTTTTTCAATTCTAAGGGATTTAAACCGTTAGTAGGGGATTCAGTAACTTATGACACACCAATTTATGTTAGATATAAGACAGATAAACAATGTATTGATATAATACCAATATGTGACTTATTTAATGAAAATTCTGAATTTTTAGATAATGAGAAATTAAGAGACTTTGAAGAGAAACAATTTGAGGTTTTAACTCGTAATGGTTGGAAGGAAATAAAATATGTATATCGTCATGAAACTGATAAAAATATTCATAGAATAACTACTAAGGATAGGTTGTTAAATGTTACTGAGGATCATTCATTATTTCAAAATGGTATAGAGATAAAACCTTCTTCATTAAAAAGAACAGATAAAATCGATATTTATGAATTACCATTCAATAATGATCCAACAATAGAAATAAATGAGGAAGTAGCATTTTTATATGGTTTTTTCTTAGGTGATGGTTCATCTATATGTTCGAGTAGAAAACAAAAATATAAATCACGTAAAACGGGTATAGTAAATTATAATAAAGGAAAAATAAGTGATTGGAAAATTTCTAATACGAGAATAGAATTATTAGAAAAACTACAACAAATTCTAAAAAATGAATTCTCAATAGAAGGAATTATTAAAGATCACACGAAATCATCGGGAGTATATAATTTAGTGGTTCATAATAGTGTATTTACTAAAACTTTTTGTGAAAACTTTTACACTTCTTATAGAGAAAAGAAAATTCCAATGATAATATTGAATTCTACAAAAGAAATAAAAATGTCATTTATAAATGGTGTTTTTAACTCTGATGGTTACGGTGATACTATTGAAACGTGTTCAGATATAGGTATGAAGTCACAAGTGGTAATGTCAGGAATTTCATTACTTTTAAAAGAATTAGATATCGAATATAAAATTAAAACCAGAAAAGATAAACAAAATTTTATTAATTTTAATCTAAAGAATGGTAATCGTAATAATTCATCTTTCATTAATAAAACTAAAAAGAAAAGTGATGAAGTATGGAAAAATGAAACTATTATAAATAAAGATAAAAATAATTATGTTTACGACATTTCAACAGAAGACGGAACTTTTGTTTGTGGAATAGGTGGGATTATTGCACACAATACCGATGGATTTAACTTCTCAGTACCTAAAGATGTGGATAAATATGTTTATACTTCTAATGGTAACCATAGATTTAATAAGTTAGGTAAAACCTATAAAGGTATGGGTGCGGTTGTCGCAGAATATAATGACAAATATATGAAGGGTGTTATGGGGTTAGATGTAGATGAGATATGTCAAGCAACAATCAATCTCGCAAGAAAGAATTACGCAGACTTAATAGACGGTAAAGTTAAATTAGTGGGTAACTCTATTAAATCTAAGAAGATGCCAACATACATCGCAGAATTTATCGATAAGGGTATTAGTCTATTATTAGATGGTGATGGGTATAGTTTTGTTAATGAATACTATGAAACAGTAGAAATGATTTACAATCTAGAAATACCACTATCTAAGATTGCAAATAAAGCCAGAGTTAGAATTAGTGTAGAGGATTATAAAAAGAAGATGAAGACTACTAATAAATCTGGTGGTGCAATGGCTACACAAGCACATATGGAACTTATAATTAATGAGAAGTTAAATGTAGATTTAGGTGAAACTATTTATTATGTTAATACAGGTTCTAAAAAATCACACGGTGATGTACAAAAGAAAACACATAAAAATCCAAAATATACGGCAAAAGATCTACAAATGCAAATCTCTTTCGATGGTAAAGTTGCAAAGGACGCAGTATTCAACGAAGAAATTATTCTTAATTGTAAATTAATTCCTAATAATATTATAGAAAACGATCCAGATGCGACAGGTGAGTATAATGTTGATAGATATTTAGATGCTTTTAATAAAAGGGTTAAACCACTATTAGTTTGTTTTGACTCTTTAGTGAGAGATGAGATTTTAATATCTAATCCTTCAGATAGAAAATACTATACGAGACAGGAATTAGAATTAACTTCAGGTCATCCATTTAAAGAAAGTGATCAAGATAAATTAAATGAACTATTAATCATCACTGATGAAGAGTTGGAATTCTGGAATAGTATCGGAGTATCCCCTACTTATATGTTCGAAGATTACGGTGTTGAAGATGAATTCTCATATGACGTAAAAACCCAAAGGACGGTAATTCAATGATTTATTTAGGTTTTCCGCCTCTAATGCTTTATTCTCTAATTGTTTAACATTAGATAATCTTTCTAATCTTAAATCTAATTGTTCTAAAAGTTTAAGTTGTTCTTCTTTACCTTCATTAAGTAAACTATCGTAGTCCATAATAAGTTCTGCATCAGGTACTTTTAACGCTCCTTGAAACTTACCTCTAACCCTACCTAATGTTTCTTTAAATAAGGCAGTTAAATATCTCCTTACCCATATTCTAGTTGGTTCATTTAACTCTGAATATTGTATTTTATTTAAAGGTACATCATTAGGTAATTTAATAATGTCTGGGTTATCAGTTAAACATTGATTTCTATTATCATCTGTAACATCATAATAGTGATACCATACTTTAGTACCTGCGAGTCCAATCTGACTATTTACTAATCCTGCACCTGCGAAAGACAATCTACTTCCTGGTATAGGCATAAGATGTAATAATCTAGTTCCATTTGGTCCTGCGGTTACCTTATGACTTAATTCACTTCTAAGTAATTTAGACTTCAAACTAAAGTCTTGTGCTCTTAATAATACGTCAAATGCGGGAGCAACATAAAAACCACCATTACCTAATCCACCACCTTGTCCCCAACCTGCGTATGGGACTTGTCCAAAACCACCACCAAAACCATAATCCCCAAATCCTGCAAATGAATAGAGTGCATGATCAGTAGAGTTTGGTGTAATCCATAATACTTCATTAATCTCTCTACCTGCAGGTATTTGATATACTTGTTGGTTTTTAACTATTGACACATAATCCTTTTTAAGTTCCCAAGGACCTCTTTGTTGTAACCCCACTTGTTTAGAATATGCATATGAAAAGTTACTTTCAAAATCTAATGATCTAGTAGTTAATGCGAATGCAATATCTACTTTGTCTGCCTCCTTACCTAAAACTGAAGACCATTGATTTTCAATTAACCAGTCTTGCACTCTTTGAGCGTAATCTTCTATTGCGGTTTCTAAAAGGGAATTCATTTGATCCCAATCCAATTCAATTTTCCTAACAGGTGCACCTAATCTATGTCTGATTTGGTTAAATAGTTCTGTTTTTAAATTATCGTTTAAAGAATTCGCCATATTAATATGTTTATTTATAAATATTGCAATATTTATTAAATGTAAAATAAAAATATATGAAAGAGGAGTTGATATTAAAATTTATAACACTACAACAACAATTTAGATTATTACATTGGCAAACTAAATCACATGCACAACATATCGCCTATGGCGATACTTACAATTCATTAGAAGATCTAATAGATACTTTTATAGAAATTTATATGGGTAAGTACGGTAGAGTGGAGTTCACTAATGGGGAAGGTAATATAACACTTTTTAATTTATCTAATTTAGATTTAAATACATTTATTAAAGATAATATAAAATGGGTGAAAAGTTTAGGGGAAAAGTTAAATCAAACTAACGATACTGATTTATTAAATGTCAAAGATGAAATTATGGCGTCATTAAATAAATTAAGATATCTATTAACTTTAAAATGATGAAAAATATAATCAGAAAAATTTTAAAAGAAGAAACTAGCCATAGTTATAAAGAATTGGGTAACCCTAATGGTTTTGAGGGTACCGATGTATATGACACAAAAGATGAAATTGCTATAGGACTATCAATAAAGGCATTAAATCATTTAAATTCCGCACTTAGAGATATTGAATCTGCATTAGAAAATGTAGAAAATGAAAACATTAGACGTGTTTTGGAAAAAGTTAAATCTATGTTGATTGTAGACTATGGTATACAAGGTGCTTTCGAACAATCAATATCAAATGGTAAACGACATAATACAATAATTAAAATGTTGAGTGATGTCATCGGTAAAAACAGTAATAACAACTGGAACTTTAATCTAAATGGTGGGCACGAACCTAAAGCCCCTGAAGGTGTTTTTTAACTAATTCTACCGCCTCATTTATTGTCTGAAATGATTTTTCAGGTAAAAACGCAGTTTTTTCAATTAAAATTGCCGGTAAATATTCGTTATTTACTTTCTTAGAGAATTTTTCATATAGTTCTTCGTGTTTATCAACATCTAACTCAATAAAATCAATATTATTTTCTTGTAATTGATTTTTTAAGTTGTCGCAATGTGGACATCCTTTCATTGAAAATACTTTAACTTTCATCTTCTATTTTATTTATAAATTCATTTATTATGTCATCTTCACCCATAATGGTTCCAATAATCTTTTTCTTTTCATTTAGTATATCCCATACTAAAGTATCAATAGTATTATACATTAACATATAATAAATATTAACAGTTTCCTTTTGCCCTATTCTATAACAATTATGTACGTTATAGATACCAACCACAAAGGAATTATCATCTTCTACCGATAAATCATAAACTCTTTCTTCAGACTTTTTAGGTTTACTTATATTAATACTTTTAATTGGGTATGTTATATATCCATCTAATAGTTTTATCCTTTTATTTTTTACTTCATCTAAACTATATTCAATACTATAATTATTCTCACCTTTATTCGATAATGAAATTGGTCTACCTAAATTACAATTATATCTAATTAACTGAGATATTAATTTAATCGAAGAAGTTGTTGCTTGTTGAGTATTTTTCCTCCTATAACCATCCCCATGATAATACCCTTTTAGTAAACTATCTAATTGTTCTTCATTTAACTCATCAACCCAAATAGGTAATTGTTTTTCATATACTATCCCACCAAACCAATCTTTAAAATTATATGCAAGCTCTTTAGAATGTATTGTACATGATTTGACATTTTTAGTATCGACATGGGTACTATGTTTTTCAATACCAAAACTTTCTTTAATAATTTTAATAATATATTCAGAAGCATCATACATTTTAGAGTTAGTGATTTTTTGACATATGTTAACGGTTGATGATTTAATGTCCGAAATAACTGTCCACCCTTCAGCAATGAAGAAACCAAAAGCATATAATAAATCATTTGTTAATTCTACTTTTTCTGGTAAGTTGACTAATCTTCCGTTAGTCTGTTCGACATTAAAATTATTTTTAAATGTGTTAGAAACGTATGAGTTAACATTTAAATATTTTTTTCTTTCTAATGGTTGTTTAACCGATTTAATTGTTAAAAAATGATTCCTAATATTGATGTCTTTTGCTTCTATCCACTTAAAAGAGTCTTCTTTATTATCATAGACATATAATTTATGATCTTCTGTAACGGATAATACATCATTATAACCAAACGCATTTATATCATATCTTAATTTTTTACGTTCTAAATGGCTACTTTTACCGATAACCGGTTTAAAATTACCTTTATGTGTATATACAAAATCACCAATATTAATATCCTCAATTACTTTATATCCATTTTCAGTTAACACCCATTGACCACCAAAAATACACCTATCTTCCGCTTGTTCGTGATTTCCAGGAACCCAATCTAATGAGTTCATAATAACAATTTCTGCCTTAGTTAGAGTTAATCCCACACCTGCCGCCTTAATTTGCCCAATAAATACTTTACAGCTATCATCTTCTTGAAATCTATCTACAGATAATTGTTTTTGTTTATCAGACATACCACCTCTAACACATACCGCCTTATTACCGAAGTGTCTGTTAAATGCATCCATCTCATCATTAAAGTTACAAAATATAATAACTTTTTTATTTAACTCTAACGCTTCTTCCACCTTTTCTATCGAATAGGGTACTGTTTCCATCGCAATAAAAGTCCTAAGTAATGTCATCTCCACAAGGTCTTTTGCTGGATTCCCCTTTTTCCCCTCTAAACGTCTTTTTTCTAAATAATTTTCCCAAACTGATTTATACTCATCTACATTTTGTAATTCCAAATAAACTGGAGTTATTAACTTAGGCGGTAAATCTAAGACATCTTCTTTTTTTCTTCTTAATATTGTTCTTTTTGTTTTAGACGATAACTCATCTAAATTAGATGCCCCTTTAGTGACCCATACATATTTACCACCCTTTCTAAATCTCATACCTTCACAATAAGTTTTAGCGTAGTGAACCCAATTGTTTGTTATTGGTGAATCAATAATAGATAATAAATTATAGTAATCCATAGGTCTATTTGCGATAGGTGTGCCAGTTAATAACCATACTCTTTCACATGAAAAATTCTTAGATAAATCTTTTAATATTGCACCTCTGTTTGATTTGTGATTTTTAACATAATGCGCTTCATCTAATATTAATAGATCGGGATTGAAGTCTGCAATTTCTCTCCTCAATTCCCACTCTTCGTATTCTTTATTTTTTTCTTTAACTGTATGGAAATTTTTGAGGATATCATAGTTAATGATTGTGAATCTCGCAGGATCCCAATAAGATCCTGTAATTATTGATACATCATCACAAAAATTTTGTACTTCCCTCATCCAATTTATTTTGAGTGATGAAGGACAAATTATTAAAACTCTTTCTGCGTTACATTCTAATGCTGCGACTATGGATTGGTATGTGTTGTGAGTTACTATACCATGTTCTGTAACATATAAGTGATCTTCTGCTGCAACTTGAATACATACCGCCTCACCCTGTTTTTCTAATTTTATATCTTTTATATATCTACCTATCTTATATTTTTTCGGTGGATTATATTCGTCAGATTTTCTTTTAAGTCTGAAAGGATTCATACCTTCAGGTAATTTTATATTAAGTCTATAGTTTATTCTACCCTTTACTATAGTACCGTCTTCTTTTTTGTAAGATCCAACCCTACTTTTTTTTCTAACAATTCCACCTAAAGAATGTACTATTTCGGCAACATCATCGGCTAATTTTTCAGACACTGTTGAGTATTCTGTCCCAGTAAAATTACCGTTTTTTGATTTCATACAGTGACCATCAGTATCCATAAGTCCTTGTAGAATAGAGAGTCTATCCTCTATTGAGGAATATTTATAGATATCAGGAATAAATTTAGAGTATGATAATTTACCATTTAAACCTAATGATGTAATTTCTTTTTTAATGGTATTAATTAAATTGATTCTATTACCATTTTGTTCTTTACCCTCATTAATAAATTGATTAGTAAATATTTCATCAAAATCATTTCCGTCTAATAAAATTCTAATATAACCTGAATTAGATATATGGTCATCACCAATGATAACACCTAACAAATATGGGTCAATAGGTAATTTATCATCATTACTAAATTGGATTGTCTTCACTATAGGTATTTGCCACTTATTTTGACCATTATTAGTTTTATAATAAGTTTTAAATTTATAAGATCTTTTTTTATTCCACCCTTTACCATACTGTTCTAACTCTAATTTTTCATCAATCATTTGTTCAACACTTAGTGTGTGATACTTATTTTCTTTATTTTTAGAGTTTTCTCCACTATTATTACTACTTACAGTCCATAAATGTTCTTTACAACATAACGTAGAATACCCATCATTAAATGTTACCCTATATAAATCCTTAACCCCTTGTGGGTATACCGCCTCAACTAAAGTAGGTTTTCCATCAGAACCGATAACATAATCACCTGATTTTATATTACCTATTTTTTCTCTTCCATAGGGTGTAAATACTTCAGAATTAACACACTGGGCTTTACCTAAACCCATGTCGTCCGCCAAAATACACTTTTTCTTCTTCATTAAGAACTTAATCCCATCCTCTTGATGTTTAAATGCCTTCCACCCTCTTTTATCTAATTTTTGATACTTATCAAAATCAATATCGATTTCTAATTCTTCATAATGAATATCATCTAATATTTGTGTTTTAGGTATCCATAATAATTTAACATCCTTTTGGTTTTTATATAACTTACATATAACGTGTATCGCTTTCTCCGATTCCGCCAATAAAGTTTCTAGAAATATTTTTTTAGGTGTTATTTTTAATTTGTGTTCTTCTTGTAATTCTTCAGAAAAATAATTAGTTAATTCTATAACTTTATTTAATACCTTTGGTTCAAAGGTAAAATAATTTTTTACATAGTTTGACTGATTATTAGTAAGAAAATATTTTTTTTCGGTTTCTTTTTTTTTGCGCATGTAGTTAATATAAGGGTTTTTACCCTCATATGTCATAAGTAAATCTTCACTATCGAGATTTTTAATATCCTTAACATCCAACATAATTACAATAATAAGGATTTTTTTCTTAAAAATAAATATTTATCTATAAAAGATATATGACACAACCAAAAAGAGTACCGATTGAGAGGTTAAATAAGTTTTACTCTCAAGAAGATTTTGAGTTAGACATCGATTTTGGTAGGGAATGGTTAGAGGGTGACATTAACATTAAAGTTATTCTCTATAGGGTAGACAGGACTGAAACCACCAATGACGATATATATGGTGAAACAGGTAAGGGTGAGATAAGATTTAAACCACCTATAGAAATTCCTGTGAATTTTAATTACGCAGCACCAACAAACAAAAACTACAACTCTGATGGTTCATTGAGATATTTAGAGAGAGGTAATATTACTATAGGTGTATATCAAGATCAATTAGATGAATTAGGTATTGATATTAGTTATGGTGATTATATTGGTTATCCTGAAACAGAAACAAAGACAAACTACTTTACTGTTTCTAATGATGGTAAAATATTTGCGGATAACGCACATACAATAGTAGGGTATAAAGGGTTCTATAGAACTATTACTTGTGTACCTACTGATTTAGATGAATTTGACGGAAGATAATTATGGGATTACCAAAGAACTATAGAAAAGATTTAAAAATAACTCCACATAAACAAGGGTTCGAACAAAGACAAAGTATCTTAGATGATATTGCGAATAAAGGTACCTATCTACCAAAAGGGATTCTTCATGAAGATATGGACGAGGAACTACTTAACTATGTCAACAACGAAATTGATTTAACGTTGTCAGGTGAAAAAGTACCTGTAATATTCTTAAGTGCGCAAAGATGGGCGGAGTTTAGTAAAACTTGGCAATATTCTGATATCGATAAAAATATTAAACTACCTTTTATAACTGTAGTTAGAAAACCTGACGCACAACAAGGAACAAATTACGCAGGATCTTTTAATATTCCGGGTAGACCAACATTTACATATATGAAAATTCCCACATGGGATGGTAATAGAAAGGGTTACGATATCTATAAAATACCACAACCCATATCTGTTGACATTATGTATGAAGTTAGATTATTCTGTAATAGAATGAGAGACTTAAATAAAATGAACAGTAAAATGTTGGGTTCATTTTCTTCGTTAGAAAAATATATTAGAGTAAATGGTCACCCCATACCACTTATTTTAGATAGTATAGGTGATGAAAGTCAAATCACTAATTTAGATGAAAGAAAATATTATGTCCAATTATTCACTATAAAAATGATGGGTTATCTCTTAGATGAAGATGACTTTGTTGTCACACCTGCAGTTAGTAGAGGTATTCAATTTTATGAGATTAGTGAAGAATTATATCGGGCACCATATCAAATTAATGTTGATAAACAAAATAAGACTATTTGTTTAAATATAATATTTAATAGGGGTGTTAGTAGTGTTATTCTACCAATAGAAATTGATGCGACTTATTCTGATTCTAACTTCACTAACGCGAATTCTTTAATATTTAAAATTAATGGTGTTACTAAAACATTACCATTTTCAGTTAGTAATGGTGATGAATTATACATTAAAGTAAATAAGACGGATGTTAGTTTATCATCTGATGTAGAGATAATCGGTACAATATTATGAGTAATTGCGACAATTCTAACATAAAAAAAAATTATATAGTTACAAGTACTGAAATAGATATTTTAAGTGCGTGTACTGGATTTTATACCAATAATATTTATTCATGTAGTGGTGATACCATAACGATAGAAAGTGATATATTATCTACTAACACAATTAATTCGTCTGTAATTTTAAGTGGTGGTACTAATTTATTAGATATTTTTGGGGGTTCAGGTGCAAACACCTTCATCACAGGATTTACATATGACAACTCAAATAATTTAAGTATTGAAAGAAATGATGACGTTTCTTTTAATGTTAACATAAGTGAATTTAGTGGTATTACAATTAATGGTATTTTAAGTGCGTGTACCGGTATTAATACATCTAATTTATATGGATGTTCACCGATTACAATACATGATGATTTATTACCTTTAAATGACGGTAGTTCCGATTTAGGGACACCAATTAAAAGGTTTAGAGATATAAACACAATTAGTGGGACTTCCACAGTGTGGACATCATCCAGTAAAATTACAACGCCGGAAATTGATTTAGGGGTAGATAGTTCTGGAAACACTAGATTAATTACCGCAGACAATTCTATTATAAATAACGATGTTTTATATGGAGGTGTATATTAAATAATTTTTTTAATAAATTACAATATTTATAAATAAAAACAAAAAATGGCAATAAGAAGTACAACACACATTTTAAAAAATTCGGATATAGTAAATCGACCGTTACCTGCGTCTTTATTAAAAGGTGAACCAATAGTAAATACTGCAGATGGTATTATGTTATTTTCAGGTGTAACACAATCAACATCTGAATGGACACCCGCAGGAACAGGAACAACATCTAACTTTTTCGAAGTAGGTTCAAACCTTTATGATTTAAGGTTAAGAAATAAAATCACACACTATAATGATTTAACAAACTTAACAGGTAAATTCTTATCGGGTACCACAAATGGTTTCGAATTGGCAAATATTTCGGATATCTCAGGTGTTGATACTTTTGTAACAGGATTTACTTATGATGATGTAAATACATTTACAATATCTAGAAATCAGGGACTACCCGATTTAACATCAACCATTAGTGTATTATCAGGTATAACTTATTATGGTGATGGTACGGGTTTAACCAATATACCAATTTCTGGTGTAGTTAATTTACAAACAGAGTTAGATAGTAAGGTTGAGAACGGTGTTAATTCAGGTGGTGGTGAAGAAATATTTAGTGGTAAATCAGGTACTGACTTATATTTTAGAACACTAAGTGGTGGTTCTAACACAACTATTAGTACTATTGGAGATATAGTTCGGGTAGATGTGTCTATTCCTGCCTCTACAAACACATTTGTAACTGGCGGTACATATAGTGACGTGACTGATACTATAACATTAACTAGAAATGATGCAGTTACTGTTGATATTACTGGAGTTTCAAACACATTTACAACTGGTGGTACTTATAACGTTGGTACAACATCTATAGACTTTGATAAAAATGATGGTACTACTTATAGCGTAGACTTATCTAATATCGATGTTAACGATACTTTCGTAACGGGATTTACTTACAACTCAATTAATAACACATTCACCATTTTAAGGAATGAAGGTGAACCTGATTTAACCGCATCTATCGATACCGTATCAGGGTTAACTATTTCAAACTTAACCGCAGGTAGAGTAGTTTATGTTGGAACAGGTGGAGTATTAACTGATGAAGCTGGATTTACATATGATGCTTCTACAAATATATTCTCAGTTCCATCTGATGGTACTGTTAATGTTGGTACTGGTGGTTTAAATGTTGGTGGTGATGCAATTATTCAAGGTTCATTAACAGTATTTGGTCCGAGTATATCCGCCTTTACTAGTGAATTATACGTAGAAGACCCAAATATTATACTTAATTATAACCCAACAGGAAATTCGATTACTACGTCAGTTGGTGCTGGTTGGACTATTCAAGACGGTAATGGTATTGTTTCTGGAGATGTTAACTTAGATATTATTAGACTTCAAAACCTTACGGGTCTTACTGCAACACAAGTTCCAAATGTTTCTGAATACTCAGGAGGTACGACTGGATACATAAACAGAGGTTGGATTACACAGTTGAATGATATTGTTATCAGAAGTACTGATGTTTCCGATGGTGGTTCACTAGGTGATATCAATGGCGTAAGGGTACTTGGGGAATTTGACAC